GCGTCGCTAACTTTGAAGCGAGCCTCAAAGAAAAGCTCTTTGCCTGAAGCAAAGCGATATGACTCGCCTACTTTTTGCAAAGCAACAAGATCATCATCTGCGGCAGTGTTGGTGATCAAAAGTAAACCACCATCGCCGTCTGTCAAAGCCTGAGTAGCACCAGCCTGAGTCTCAGTTACAGTCCAATTTCCAGCTACATAGTAGTCAAAATCTTCGTAGTAAGTGTGAAACTTCGTCGGTGCTGGCATTGTTAGATCAGCAAACGGTGAATCTTCCCCGACGTTTGTCACGCCATTGGGGAAACGGGTTACCAATAAATTTGCCATTGTCTTTTCTCCTTAATGGAGCAGGGGCCGAAGCCCCCGCCTAGGTTTAGACGCCGGGGGTACCGTACATTGCGCGCCAGTCAGTCCAGCCCACGTCATAACGCTCGGTAGCCTTATAACGCATAGAGTCGGTCTCAAAGTCGCCTTCCATGGTCTTCTCCAGGCCACGACGCATCATCAACTTCATGCCTTCCGGTGCGTCGGTTTGAACCCACCATCCAGTTGGAGAAGTAAGACGCGAGATGACCGAAGCGCCTTCAGGCATCAAGCCAATCGATTTGATCGGGTTGATGTCGTTGTTGGCGGTACCGGCACGCAGAACGCTCTTCAGCAAAACTTCAGCTTGGAAAGTGTTGCCAGGGGCAACAACCAGCTTGGTAGGCTGCAGACGGATCTTCTTGCCGTTGTTGTCAACAGCTTGACGAACCTGAATCAGCATCTGCTCAAGAGAGGTTTGCGACAGATTGGCTGCGGTGGTCAACAGGTTGCTGGCAGTACCGGACACCAAGGGGTGGCTGGCAGAGATCAGCGGCACGCCGTCGCCGCCGTTGAAGCCGGCAGTGAAAGCGTAGTTGAGCACGTTAGCGCAAAGAGTCTCTTTCGTCTCAACCAGCGATTGCGCCAAATGCTTGGCGTAAACCTGGCCAATACGAATATGGTCGCCGTCTTCAACAAGCACTTTGGTCAACGCGAAAGCCAGGCCATACACGTTGTACACATAGCGCTTCAGGAAGAGAACGCCACCTTGCTGATAGGCCACAGGGGAACCATCAGGCAATTGCGGCGCGGCGCCAAATCCGTACAGGACTGGCTCTTCGTGGTAGTTACGCGGAATACCCTGCTGCTCACGGAAAACCGTAGACCATTCATCAGAGCGCTGATCATAGACGCCATCGAAGCATTCATTGAGGATAGGCTCAACAATACTCCGAAAGTCCGTACTTCTCATTGGGGCTGCCATAGTTCAGACCCTCCTTAGATGGCGTTAACGGACGCGTTGAACTGCGACTCGTTAATGGTTACGCGAACAATCGTGTACGCATCGCCCCAAGCATTGTCGGGGTACGGGGCCAGATCACGGATCAGCATCTGCGCGCTGTTGCCTGCACCGACCAGGGTGGTCGAGAGCGTGCATTGCGACAGACCGGTCACATTGGAACCAGCGGTGGTGTTGCTCAAATCGGCCATGTCGCCAATAGAGGTTTGTGCCAGCGAACCGGCGGCCTGGATTTCATAAACGATGTTGGGGTCGTTGTAGAAATACGCCACGCACGAACCGGTCTGGTATGCGGTGGACGCAGGCCAGTAGTTCGAAACGCGAGCACGGCCGGTGGTGTCAGTCCACTGCACACCAGCAAAAGCGCCTTGGAACGCGTCGCCAGCAGCAGCGACAACAAGGACGCCGCTCGAGTTCAGTTTGACCGGTTGGCCTTTAAGAATGTCGGTTGCATAAGCCGACGCGATGCCGCCAGCCAGCGCTTGGGCTCGATCCAACCCAGAAGGGTGGAAGGCCGGGCGCAGACCGAACGGTGCACTAATTGCACTCATGTCTGAGTCCTTTCATGAAAATGTGAATGGTAGTCATTTCAAGTAAACACTGGAAGTGACTTAACTTTGGCGTCAAAATTCATGCCATCGCCTTCAATAGAAACCAACGTCTTGCCGTGACTGTCGCGCGCGCCTAGCAATTGCTCTTGTTGAACCTTGATCTTCTCCTGCTCCTCTTGAGGCGCATGGTAGTGAAGCTCAAGCATCAACTGCTGATAGATGTCCATAGGCAACTTGTACAGCAGCATTTCATTGCAAGCAACAAAGCCGACGTGCTCACCAGCTTTCACCTTCAAATGATCAAAGCCTGGTAGTTCATCGGCTTTCACGGGCTCATAGCCCATCCTCATTCGCTTGTGAATAGGGTCATATTGGTTATTGGAAGACAACCAGCACAGGTGGTAGCCAGGAATTTCTGGCGGAGTCGGAAGAGCTTCTTGAAGCCATTCCGAGCGGAACATCCTACGACGCTCCTCAGATGAAACAAAGCTTTCTTCTGGCGCAGCACGTGAGGCGTCTTCTTGCCCACGGTTGCTGCGGTCCATACGAGTGTTCTTACGAATACGATCATCCATGATTAACCTCTTTTCTGCTGCCGATCAAAGTCGGCGAATTTGCGAATCATCTTGTTCCGAAGCTCCACGTTATCCCACATGCCTGCTTCTTTAAGCGCAAGCACACGCTTTGGGTCAACTCTAAATTCGTTGGCCCGTACACTAGATACCGCTTCACGTCCTGAACTTGTCACAACAGATCTGGGTCTGGAAGTTTTCGTGTTGCTACTATACCCGGAATTGTAGCGATGGGGAAGGTATTTTTGAAGCCGCTCGTCGAGCTCATCCCAATAATCAGCAAGCGCTGGGTCAAAGCCTTCTTCAGTCAATGACTGGTCAATGGACTGCGCAACTTTGGAATCTGCATCTTTAAGCTGCGGGTCGTACCACCCATTGCGCTCCATCCACGTCGCTGCCATGCGCTGAACCGTCGGGTCGGGCCCTTTGATTTGCTGTTTAGGCTGCGAAATGTGCTTGGTCGCGTTGGTCTTCATTGACTGCAAAGACTCCAACTGCCGCTGGTTGTCATACCACAGCTGCTGGGCTTTGGTAACTTCAGCACCATTTCGTGAGTTTACAGCGTCTTGAAGCTTCATTTTTGCGTATTCAACACGCGTTTGTGAGTCTTCAATGGCCTTGTCAAGCCTTGCAAGCTCGGCGCCAGAGGTCTTTGTCTCCAAAGTAGCCACTCGCTGTGCAAGTTCTTGGTTCTGCTTACGCAGAGCAGTAATCAAATGGTTAGATTCACGTGCTTTTTCACGATGAAGCTGCTTTTTTAGCCTTCTTTCATCTCGGCGTGCAGCCCTAAGGGCCTCACGTTCAGGGTCGTCGTCCTGTATACCCCTATCGTCATCATTTTGGGGTCCCTGAGCCTCATCTGATGCATCGGAATCATCACTTTGTGAGTCATCTGACGCGTTCGAGAGCTCGTCGTTGTCATTTTGCGGCATTTGCACCACTGCGGAGCCATCAGCCTCCTCAGCGACTTGCAATTCCAGCTTATCAGTAGGTGTCATGTGTCATTCTCCAAAGCTTACACGAAAGCTTTTACTTTTAACGGGTCACCGGTGACTTTTGCAATCACCTCGTGGTCGTTAAAGATGCTAAAAAGCGCTTTGCCTTTGGCATTGTCGACTTCAAAGGGTACTTCCCATCGGTCGCCGCCCCATTTAGGCATACGCACGTAATCCCCGACGGCAATCCAACTGCCTTCGGGCCAAGGCTCCATGGAATCGCGTTTCTTAAACGCAAGTGGGCCAATTGCAATAACTTTTGCAACCTGCGTGTTCCACTTTTCAGTCTCTTTGGTTTCCTCAGGCAACACAATGCCTGAGCTAGTGATCTTGTCGCGCACTGCGCGCCATTGCACCAAGATCCTACCGCCTACGGGGATTGCACCGGGGTCAACTGCAGGAAATGCTTCCCGCAACTCGGCTTCATTCGAAGCCTCCGGCATAAGTTCAATTACCATCTCGTTCCTCTTCAAGTAGTTGATTAAGAATGGACAAGGCTTCTTGCAAGCCTTGGTGCCGGCCGACTAAGCGTTGATAGGTCTCAAAGTTTGTGGCAAAGCCTTGTGTAAGGCTATCCGCAAGTTTGGCCTGCTCAACTTTTACGCGGCCGATGAAATCTCCAAGTACAGACATTGATTGCTCAACGGCCGCGACCTGCAGACTTCTTCACGGGGATGGCCACGGCAATCATCATGCCAGGGCCTTTTTTAGCAGCACCACCCTTTTTCATAGTGGCGATTTTGCCACCGGGCTTAGGCAGGGGCGGCGGCGCGGAACCACGAGCAGGCAGGTTTGCCACTCGCGACTCAGGCATCACCGACCCGCCTGCTGCGTATTTTTGAATCACGCTTTTGCCGCTGGCTTTGGCCGTCCCTTCAGACGCGCCCATCGCCAAACGCTTATGCATATTGATACCTTCATCAGCCATTTTGAACTCCTAGAGTAGATTGGATTGCGTTTTGCGCGTCGATCGCAGTCTTAAACTGCTCAGTTTGCAAGCTGGCAGCATCACGCGTAAGCTCTGCCGACTTGATTCTTTCCTGCACCAAGTTGTCTTCAGTGTTTTTGATCAACTCGGTCTGCTTGTCAAGCATAAAGTGCTGGTCGTTCTGCTGCATCTTGGCAACGTTCAACTGCAACTCGCCTTGATCTTTGGTCGCACGGCGCTGCGTTTCAGCCATGCTGGTCTGCACAAACGCCTGTGTTGCCGGATCTAGCGGAGGCTGGCCTTGCATTTGCTTCAACATCTGCAGCGCCTGTGCAATGACCGGTGTTACCCCGCCAAAAGTCTGACCTGTATCTTGGTGAACATGTTGCGCAACTGCGGCAAGCAGCTGGTCAGCTTCTGCAGGCAACACTTGCTCTTTCAAAATGTTGAAAGGTCGCGACAATGCCGCTGCAGCGTACTGCTCAACATGGTTGAGATACCACAGCACAAGGTGTTGCTTCAAATGCTCCAAGCATTGCGGCGTAAAGGCGGGCGCAATGATGGGGTTTGCGCCATACACGGGATCGCGCATGTAATCCAGGTGAACCTGAATATGCGCCAAATGATCCTGTGATGGGAAAGCACCCACAGGCTTGCCAAGCGTCATGGCCACGTTTTCCAACGCGGGGTTCATCTCCTTAACATTCTGCGGGTCAGGCAACACCTCATTAATGTCCGGCAGCTTAATCTGCTTAAGAATACGCTTCTCAACAGCCAAGCGGTTGTACAAGTCAGGGTTGGCTTGTGCCCGTGCGGCAAGGGTTTGCACCTGCGCGTATCGCTGTGTCTCTGCAAAGATGTGCGGGTCCGAGACCGGGATGATGTCAGTGTCACGCTCAAAGTCTTCCTTGGTTACACCAAGGTCCTCAACCATGTGGCCTTTATGCTGCTCATCGAAGTGCCAGCGATTTAAGCGGTTGAGAATCTTAAGAACACGAGCTTGGCTGTTATGCAACCGCGCATGAATGGCGCTAAACACCGCAGCGCCTTGTTCAATCAACGCTTGTGTAGTGCCTACCGGCGCGTTGCTGTTGACGTCGGCAATCTTTTCCTCAGCGGTGGTAACCACGCCTTTTGCTGCGCCGGTAAGCCAGCCTAGCAACTGGAAAAGAACCTGCGAAGGCGGGTTAAACGGCACAGGCATTGCGATCTTGCGCACATCATCAACGCCAGGCGCGCCTTCAATCTCCGCGACCTGCGTAGGCTCAATCTGCGTGGACTGGCCTGAAATCTTTGCGCCTTTCAACTTCAGCATGGTCGGCGCGTTGTTGATATGCGCGGCGTCCAGCAAAGCACGAAGCGAGCCTGTAAGCGCAGCGGCTAGACCGCCAATCAGATGCGGCAAGCCAATGGCGTATGCTCCACGCCAAGGGATAAATTTGAACTCCACAAGCCAATCAAGCTTGGTTAGCGTGTCGTCGCCTTTTTCCCAATTACGATACAGCCCAACCACCTCGCCGGTGACGTCATCAATCATCAGAATGTAAGGTGCTCGCTCGCCTTTGGTGAAGGAGTCATCATCAGTTTCCAGCCACGTATAGATGTGGTACACCCTACGGACGCCGTCAACGTTGATCTCCTGGCTAACGCGGCCTTCAATCTTGTTGTTGGCTTTTTCCGACTTGGTTTGCTCAGGCTCTTGCGTTGCACGAACCAAGTCGATGTCGGTGTACATCTTTTGCGCAACACGAAGCTCAAACGTCTCCTGCGTGATGTCGTTGACTTCAGTTACGCGCTGCGCAGTGTAGAAATTTGCAGCTGCAAAAGGCAAGTAAATGTTGTCAATTGGGACAAACTCGGCGCAAGGCCTACGCTTATACTCGTCAAACCACAGCTTCAGGTACTGCGAGCCACCCAACGGCTTTTGCGTAAGCAACTGCTCAAGCTCATCACGGTACTCCTCAATCTGCTCGGTGAGCTGCCAATTCATAAAGTCGCGCTTACGCTCGGCACGCTTTATTTTTTCATCAGTAGTCTCGCCAATGATCTTGGTTTTGACCGGTCCGTCGGGAGGAAAGAGCTCCTTAATGGCACGGGCGGAGAAGTCAACGCAGGCTTCTGCCATGACGGGGTGCACGACTTTACTAGCGCCGGTAAACTGCGCTCCACCAGGGGCATCATTCCCCAACCCAGTTCTGCGTAGGCCTTCTTCATATTGCTTATCACGCTCTTCGCGTGCTTCCTTGTCCTTTTCAATCAGGTCCAGGTACTTAATGGCAAGCTTTTTAAGATCAATGGCCGGAATCCGCTCGGCCAAGTTCTCATAAAAGTCCGGATCTTCATCCGGGCCTTGTAGCTTATCATCATTCATGCGAACAATGGCCGAGCCGTCAGGCAGCTCTTCAACGTCGGGCTCGGACTCCTCCGCGTTAAAGATCTCAAAGACCGATTGCTTTTGCCCGTCATCATCTTCTTCTTGCTCTGCTGCGGGGCCAACAAAGCGCCCAAAGTCAGGAGGTATCGGCATTTGTGTTGCCATCATTTACTCCGCATCATAAGTTCGTATTTCATAGCATCCAAGCTTTGAGTTTGTGGTACTGTACCACCATTTGCGTATTTCAGCGCAAAAGTGCTGTCATACGCTGACTTGCGTACAGCGCCACCCGCATTGTAGCCTGGAATAGTTTGCCCTGGCCCACGCAAAATGTGCTCTATTGCCTCAGGCGTAAAGCTAATTTCATGGTAGCCATTAACCATTGTTGATGACACACCCTGAAGCTTAAGCAGTGGCTTAAGACCTTCTTTGACAACAGCTTGATCGTAAATAGGCGCAAAACTTGTAGCATTCTCACCTCGTGCTTTAGCAATGACAGCTGCAGTAGGCATATACACTGTTGTTGCGCCTGACTCCAATGCTTTTTGGACTGCCGCCTTAAAAATAAGGCCGTGCACCTGATGCAACTGCGCAGTTTGTGACGCGCCTTTTTGTGCGTCAGATTGTATTTCTTCGATGACGTAGCTATTAGGCTTTGTCTTAAACTTAGTACGCGCGCTTGAGCCAGTATGCACGTTGATTACAAGCGGCGTAGCGCTAACTGACGTTCCACGAAAATGACCTATCATGCCCTCAGGCGCGGCATCATAGTGTGTGTACGTACCTTGCTGCTCAGGGTGCGTAACACCAAATTCGCCGTATACGCCATGTGAGTCATCACTAATCAATCGTTGTGTGTCTGAATACGCGTAACCTTCAAGATCACCACCTCCGCCCATATCGGCAACGTATTCTCTAGCATCAGTGTATTGTTCTTGCAGCAACTCTTCTCGCGCTTTAAGCATTGCGCTATCAAACTCAATCTCATCAGTTATGCCTTTGCTGGCAAGTAAACGCTTTACGCTTGCAGACAAGTCATCATACACGTTTTCGCCTAGCATTGCGCCATACCTTGAAGGGCTAAGCCCATGTAAGCTTGCAAAATGCTCACCTACTTCTGCGTACTCAAGCTCATCATCAAGGGTTTGCCACAAGTGCTCATCGCGTGTAGCAGTGCCTTTCAAATCAACGACGTCATAGTTTGACGGCACCAACTCGCGAATAAACTCAGCTTTGGTCACACGCCGTGTAGGGTCCATGCGCTCAAGACCTAGCAATGCCGTTTGCGCGCCTTCACGAGTTACGCCAGGCAATGCGCGAAATTGCTGAATAAAGTTACGTAATGGCTGCGTGTCTGCGCCTCTAAGCATTGCAGCAGTTGTGGCGGGTTGAATATTCAAATTGCCAAAAGGCACACCGCGTGTAGCTGCTGCGCCACCAGGTGGAAATGGGCGCTGTCGCGTTGGGCGGTTAGCAGGATGGTCGTCGTCCGGCTCCCAATCGCCTAAATCTGCCTCCCTTTCCGCGTCCGCCGCACGTATCTCGTATTCTTGACGAAGCTCGCGAAGCCGCGTTGCCAAGTACTCACGCGTGCGATCAGTAAGTGGCTCATCGCCTTCCCACAACCCATAAATAGAACCTGCACCATGCGCTAAGTCGTCCAGTATACGGTCAATCTCAGCGATGGCTCCAGGCCAGCCAACGTCCATGGCAATGTCTGTCAACCCCGCGTCAAAGCTTATCAGCGCGTCGTCAAAAGGCGTGTTGTCAAATTGCTGAGCAGCGGGTTGCGCTGCAATAGGTCTTTGTCTACCCGCGAGGTCATCAATGCGTTGCTGCACTTCACGAGCAACAAGTTCTCGCTCAATAACATCAAGCCCATCTGTAATGTCAGGCATTTGCCCATTGCGAATGGCTTCAGTCGTTTGGGCTGCGTCTGCTAAGTGTACATCCTGCCAATCAGCCGGCCAATTGTCCAATACCCCTGCTGCCGCGCGATCTGCACGCGCAGTAATCAAAGGCCATCTATTAGGTTCGATAAAGTTGACAATGTCGGCTAAATCAGCCGCACGAATGTCGTTGATGATAGCTTGCTGCTGAGGCGTAGGTTGATTGTCAACAGGCGGGCCTGGGTAGGCAATCTGCTGAGAACCAGGCGTTAGTATGCCTGCTTCTTGCATCATCTGACGAAGTGCCGCTGCAACTTCACGCTGTGCCGCCGCGCTTTGTGGGCCTAAAGCTCTAAATCGCGGGTCATCAAAGTTGCCATTCTCAAGTACAAACAGCGTAGTGCCTAAATCGCCCGTGTCAAACGTTTGGTTATCAAGACGCGCGTTTTCAAGCAAATCTCGCGCTATGGCAAATTCTTCAAACAAGCCAAGCGCGGGCTGCTGCGGCGCTGCAGGTTGCTGAGCTACAGGCGGCGCAATCAAGGCGTCTATCGCAGGCAGCAAATCATTACGTATTACGTCAGCAACTTCCTGTACCGGGTTGACACTGACACGCTCATAAAAGTCGATAGCATTAGCCATGCGCTGACGCAATAAACGTAGGTCATTCATTGTCGCGTTAGGCTGCAAATACGCATTGCGCACGTCACTTTCAAAAGCCGCAAACCTACGTGTGGCCTCATCATCACCTTGTAAGCCACGCTCAGCAAGCTCAAATGCGTCGTCAATTGCCAATCGTGTCCTTGGTATCAACACAGTGCCTGCGCCTCGGCCTTGTACTGCAGGCTGTTGCGCTTCGGGTTGCGCAAGAGGCCAAGCGGCTAGGGGGTTTAGCTGCGCTGCAGGTGGCACAGGCGGGGCGATGCGATCAGCCAAAGCCAGCAATTCTTGCTCAACAATTGCGTTGCCTTGTTCCTGCGCAAACTCTGCAATGCGCTCTGCAAACGCGGTAGGATGCTCACGCAGTAGATCTTCATATGGTGCGCCACCAAATGATTGTCGCACTTGCCTTACTACATGCATCATTGCGTCGCCTTCGTCACGGCCGTAAGCTTGCGCAACATCTCGTAAGTAATTGTACAGATCATTGGCCGTTACGGTTTGCTGCGCGGCAGGTTGCCGAGCCGCAGGTTGCGCAGCGGCAGGCTGTTGCGCTACAGGCGGCGCAATGCGATTGGCAAAAGCAGTTCCAAATTGCGCAACAAGCGCATTACCTTGTTCCTGCGCAAGCTCAGCAATGCGCTCTGCAAACGCTGTAGGCTGCTCACTCAATAGCACCATGTAATCAGGCGCGCCAGGAAAGCTTTGTCGTGCTTCTTGTAGTATATGTGAAATTGTGGCAGCTGCGTCAACGCCTACTTCTCGCCGCATAAAAGCCACGAAATCGTTTAATGCAGTAACCGTTACAGGTTGCTGCGTGTTAGGTTGCCGCGCGGCATGCTGCTGAGCTACAGGCGCAGGTTGTGGCTTTGCAAAAATTTGCCGCAGATCGTCGCTTGTACCAAACCGCGGTAATCCGCCATTTGTGAGTGCGTCATCTAGCAATGCCTCAGCATCGCGCCGAGGCACGCCCAGTATGCGTTGCAGTTCACCAACTGCCTCTGTGCTATGCAGATCAATAAGCCCCACATTTGGAAGATCACCACCACTACCGTTAATTACGTCGGCACGAGAATTCAAGTACTCCTTGATGGCATCATGGTACGCCTTTTTAACGTGGCCGTTTTGATAGCCTGATGCGTAACCAATACGGTACTTGCCATTTGAGGCGTGCGCAAACTCAATGGTTGCGACAGGCAAGCCTGTGGCTTTATCACGGACACTGGCCAACATACCTGCCTGATTTGCGTCTGGGTCGCCAGCCTCGCGAATGTACCGCGTATACGTACGCGATGAGTTAGGTAGCAATTGACCTGTTGCAGGGTCAACCAACGGCATATACCTACGCTCCCTGCCGTTCCAAAGGTTCTTTGCCTTACTACCAGGCGTGGGGCCTTCAGCAACGCAGTGATCCAGCACCAATGTGTCATCGCTGATCAACCTGCGAATTTCGTCAATGTGAAAGCCCGTGCTTGTGCTAAGCTCCAAGACGCCAACGTTGCCAAAGTAATTCTCAGGCTTGACGTATAGCGCCATGTCCTCCTGCATTCGCGATTCGATATTGGTTTTTAGCGCCGCCGTTGCTTGTACTTGGCGCTTTTCCTCAGCAACTCGGCTTTCAGATTTACCACGCACGTACTTCTCAACGGTTAAGCCCTTCAACTTGTCAATTGGAATATTGCCACGAATTACGTCGTCATAAAACTGCGCTGCCAATTCATTGAAGCCTGTGCTTTGCAGAGCATTATTTCTAGAAACGTGAAATAGCGTCTCATCAGGTCGTGCACGCGTAACCGACGGGTAAAACTGCTGCTGCGGATACTCAATTTTGCCTAGTAAATTAGGTTGCGTGTCAACCGCTACGGCGATGTCTGATAGCTTTTCGTAATCACGACCAAGTTGCAGATTGCTTAATTCATCTTGCAGCTTATCGCGTTTAGCAACAGCCGCGCTCAACGGGTTTGTAGTTGCGGCGTACTCAGGCAATTGCGCCGGATCAGGCAAACCTTGCTGCATTGCAACGTTGCGATACTCTTCACGGCGTTGTTGCAGCTGCTCCACCGCTGCAGTGGCGTCAGCCAGCTCAACTGACTTATCTCGAATGGCCGGTGCAAGGGTGCCTGCAACAGGCATGCCTGCCTGAGCTCTGCGTCGCTTTAAGACGTCCTCATTGACGCTTTCTGACATGCGGCGCACGTCCTCGGCCGGCAGCATGGTGAACCCTTGCGATGCCTGTTGCACCAAGGGGTCGCCTTCGGCGCCGAACTTACGCTTGGCGTAATTCAAAAGCGTAGAGTTAAGCCATTGCGACGCCGCAACGTGGCGCTCTTGCAACTCCGTTGACGACGGCAAGTCGCCCATGTCAACGGCTTGGCCTTCCGGCGATTCACGAAACTCATCGTATAGCTTTATACGAGCTGCGTCCTTATCAGCTTGCCGCGAAAAGCGGTCATCCATTGCAAGTACGGCCTCGCGAGAATTGGGTGCGTCAGGGTATAGCGCGTTCGCTTGTGCCGCTATGAATGCATTAAACGCAGCTTGCCGCTCGCTTGTGATAGTCGCAATGCCTTGTGCGTCAGTGCGTGGGATGTCCAAGTCCATGCCTGCCAGATATGCCAACGCGTCTGACGTGCGCAACTCAGGTTTATGCGCACCTATGTCATGAATTGCGGTCTGCGGCGCGGTGCCTATATCCAACGCGGTCACATCTTTTGTAGGCGGCACCGACGGCGTAACAAGCGTTGAGTCTTTAGGCCGCATTGCGTACATGCGCAAATCAGGGAAGAACTCAGGCGGCACACCTGGCACGGGGCTTAAGCCCATATCACGCCGCATTTGCATGTAGTCAGCCGTGGATTGCCCTACATCACGAGCCACATCGCCTACGCGCCCGGCAGCCTGCGACGTGCCTTCAATTGCGGTACCCATTCGGCTACCCACCGAAGGCTGCCCCGTCAACGGGCTCATTCGCTGAATGCCTGCATTACGCACATTGGCAATGTCAGTTGGGATCTGCCCGGCTTCGCGCACAGCGTGCGTAGCCCTTGCTCCCATGACGCGGACATCATTTGGTGTGAGTATAGGCCTTGGGCTCACAGGCGCGGAGCCTGGCATGCCCGAGCCTGGGCCTACAGGCGGCAACTGCAAGGCGTTAAACGCCTCGCCCAGCGCTTGTTGCGTTTGCTGTCCTGCGTTTGAGCGCAATTGCAGCTGCGCGTCTTGCGGCTTTACGGGTTGCACGCGGCTTTGCGCTGCTGCAGCTTCCTGCGGCATACCCAGCGCACCGTAAGCTTGAGCTGCGCCCGCGGCTTGTACGTTACGCAATGCGCCTGCCCAAGTGCCTGCAACCGGCGCGGCAACGGCGTTGTACATAACCTTAGGCGCGTCCTGCAGAGTGCGACCCATCATCAACGGGTTGAACTCCGCTGCCAACCGCTTGAAGGTGTCAGTAATGCCGTCCAATGGACGTTGTTGCTGATTGGGTGTGGCGTTGCGCTGGGTTAGCGCGTATCGCATCGCATCGAGACTTGGCTCTTCAGGGCTTGCGGTGTAATCAACTAAATTCTCAGGAGGCATGCTTGACCCTCTTAAGTCTCGCAAGCGCGAGATTGCCTACGCATTATACGGCTTCAAACTGCGTAGGGGTTAACTCTTTTCGGCCGGTCTTCGTCGTACTCGTCGGTCACAATGACCGGGTCGATGTTGATCAAGCCCATATCACGAATCACACGCAATGCCTGCGTGGTTGTGTCCACCAAGTCATCATGCCGCACCTCGGGGTACGAGCAGATCTGCGAGATCAGCGTCTCCGCCCAATCACGAGCCATGCCGGGATTCTTTATGGACTCAGGAATGTAGACGCGGCCACGCTCAATGATGGGCGCCACGATATTGAGTCGTGTCATCTTGTCGGCATTGCCCGGGTTGTAGCCACGAACGGGCAGGCCTGCGCGCTGCAGGTCTTGGATGAGTGAGATACCGGCGCTTTTGTCTTCGATCAGGATCAGGTCGACCTTCTTCCCATGCCCGAACTCGTTCTCATCCCCGTAGATCGCGCCGTACTCGTCCATGACTTTTGGTCGCAGCTCGGGGTACTGCATGTACTCCTCCCAGCAATCGATGAGCATCACGCTCATTGCCTTGTCGGGACTTGGCTTAAAGACGCCCCACACCGAGCAGGCTGTCGGGTCGTTCTTGGTCTTATCTGACGTGGCGCAATCGTAGCTTTGAACCACATACTCAAACCTGGGCAACGGCTTCTCATGAGGCCAGAGCTTGAACCAGTCCCGCTTCACGATGCCGGCTTCTTCCGGATCAATGATCTCGGCGTGTATCTCTTGCCGACCTAGCTTCGTACCCTCGTACTGCAGGATCTGCTTTTGGAAAGTTGGGGCCAGGTTCTGAATGTTGTCGTACGTCGAGGCCGAGGTGTACACCACATCCTCGCCTTCGCGGTTCACCAAGTCCACGATCAAGGGCTTGGGCTTAGGCGTTGTGGTGCAAATCACGCGAGGTCGCGTACCTAGCCGCAACCCGAACTGGATCATGTCCCAGGAATCGTCCAGGTAGTCCCAGGCGGCCAGCTCATCAAGCCAAGCGCCATGAAACTGAGGTCCGCGAAAGCGTGAGGGCTCACTGGCCGGAATGCCTTTGATCAGACTCCCGTTCTTAAGCGTGATCTCATGCAGCGACCGTGTGTAGCCATCCAAGATCTCTTCGGGGATCACACGCAGCAGGCCGGAGTCGCCTTCAAAGCACACGTCGCGGACATCGCCGGATGTGGGCGCTGATACAAGCCACCGAGTTCCCGGGTTAGACCAAGCTTCCCACCAGGTCCACTCGGCAGCGCAACGAGTTTTGCCTGCCCCTCGGCCTGCCAACAACAGCCAAATCGTCCACCAGTTGCCACCAGGCGGTATCTGATGCGCATTGGCAATAGTCAACCACTTCTGCCGAGCTCGATGTGCGCCACGGGCCTCTGGCGGTAGCAACCCAAGATTCGGGCCATTGCGAATACGCTCCGCAAGCTGCTCAGCCGCCTTTTGACTTAGCATCCTTTTGCCTTACACCAAGCAAGTCGTCAAGCAAAGTCTTTGAGAAGTCGTGAACGTGGTCAACTTCGATCGGCCCATCGTCTTTGCCCACAACCTCGACCTTGGCGTTTTCACGATACTCACGGGGAAACCGCGCAGCCATGGACCGCGACCAAAGTCCGGTGTTAAGCTTTACGCCACCCGGCGCCTCGACCATGTGCCTGTGCGCCATGTCTTCCCAATACGCCAGTGCATGCGCCTTCGCTTCTTCCATTGCGGCTTGAAATTCCGGCTGTCCATGTTCCCAGGCTTTAAACGTAGCGTAAGGCACGCCGGTTGCTGCAAACATCTGTATTCGGCTGTAGCCCTGCTTGCCAAGCTCGATGACAATGTCGCAATACTTGGGATCGTACTTCGTCGGCCGTCCAAGGAACTTTCCATTTCCTTTTGGCGAGGGAGTTTTGGTAGTCATAGTCGTGGATTGTACGGCAAGGTGAGGGTTGAAGGACACAGGCTTTGCAACACACGCAAAGCTCACGGGTTACAAAAAAGGTTACATCTAGCAAAAACTCTATAAAAGCACACACACATATGTATATATATATATCTTTTTAATTTAAAGTAATTATGTAACTTTGTAAATTTCCCAACAAAATCAACAACTTAACGAGTTACACTTTTCCTACAAAGTTACAGAAAGCCATCAAATTTGCTCAATCTCACGTTTAATCGCATCCTCAGTGTTCTTTGCAACAGTCGTGAGATCGCCATGGTTACGGTTTTTGTGCACCGAATTTGTAACCACAAAGAACGTGAATCGATGTGTCTTTCCGCCCAGTTTGATGACCTTATTAGGCTCCAAGTCCCCATGTGCCTGTAGCGCTTTTTTGATGTATTGGGCCTTAGGGCGTATGTCGTGGCCCCAACGCTCGCATAGAACAGCAAGCTGCGCCGCGGTGAAAGCAGCCACACCTTCAAGGTGCTCGGTAACCCAGCTCGTGAGCTCAACGGCAAAGCTTTCCATTGGCGTCTTGCTTAGCGCAATGGCAATGTCTTTGTACTTGGTTTTGGGAGCTGGAGCGTAGGGATCGTAGTCGTGAATGTCGCGGTTCATGTACCAATTAAGTACCGCTGAAAAGCCCGCGCCATTGTTAGCCCTGGCCCACCGCATCATGGTCCCCACTCTAGTTAGGATGTCCAGTTGGTTAAAAGTTGGGCACTTGTAGATAGCTTCGCGCCGAGAGCTTTCCCCCATGTGGGTGATGTAGGGCTTATTGCTGGTAAAGACGTAGTTGACGTAGTTGCGTAGGGTGTATTGCGCGCCATACTTGTTGTTGATCGTGATTTCCTTGCCGGTGATCAGATTCTTTAGCTTTGCGCTATGGTCATCGCGATCGGATGAAGGCTCATTCACCACCACAAAGACCTTGCCCTTCATCAAGCCGTTGAAGTTGCCAAATAGATCATCTGGCCCTAACGTAGCCGCCGGTGACCCATCCCCATAGCCTAGCATCTCGGCTATGAACTCGGGGATTGCGGACTTGCCCATACCTTCCATGTCGTGGATGAACTGCGGCGTGGTATTGTTTCTTCGCCACGGCTGTTGGATGACATTGGCCACCCAATCGTGCCAGTACTCCTCAAAGTGCGGCTCGGCCTGAAAAAAGTACTTGCAAAAGTCCAGGTACGGTCCTGGATCGCCGGCCATTGGCTCATGCGTCCACGGTTTGAAGAGGTTGTAACACTTATCGGGTGTGATAGGCATCCCTTGGTGCTCGGGATACATGCCGATGTGCTCCAGCTTGCAGCACCGAGGCCACTTTTTATACTCATCAATCAGCGCAATCTCACGACTACTGGTTTGGCCGTTCTGCTTTTGCGTGATCTGGATGAAGTAATGCTGCGCCGAGTCAATCTTTGCCTTTGACCAAGGCAAAATGAGGCCATCCCGCAAGCGGATTACGTCCCCATTGTATAAGGCGTACTGCGTCTTGAACTCATAAAGCTTGGTTTCCAAGGTATCGATGCCGTTCATCACCGTGGATGTGGCGGAGAGTACCTGCCCCAAGTCGCCGCCGGCAAGCAAATGGTCATCTATGGCGTACTTGGAGCCTTTGCCTGACGCAAATTTCCCGACTCGGCAGAGATAGACCTCAGCCCCTAGGCCGCGGAGCGTGACTGCAAGCCTGGTTTCTGCCATCCCCACCTGCTCGTTAGGCTCCCCGTCATCCTCCGCCCCGTCGTAGTCGAAGACAATGTAGACCTTGCGGTGCTTCTCCTGGAAGCTTGTCTTACGCTTCCAATAGATCTGCATCAGATCCTTATGGAGATGCAAGCCCGTACGGTCCGTCCAACTCGTAACCCCTGCCAAGCCTAAAGCTGCATAGGGTAGCTGGTCAGCGGCAATCTTCCTGGTCAACGCCCAGGTCTTGAACTCACCTTCCGTGATGATGAGCGGCACATCCACGTCCTGGCAGACTTGCTTCCACCCCACGGTTGGGGGGAAATAGATGTGGGACCCCGAGGCCCGTGCCTGGGAGTACTTCATCTTGCTCTTAGGCATAAGAAGCCTTACACGTGTAAAGCCGGTTTCCTGCCCCTGGATGTCGAAGTAGGGGAGCTTGATGCTCCACTCACGGGTGTGGCCCAGTAGATTGTAAGTCTCCTGTGGGTCAAGAAGCTCCAAGCCAAGCGCTGCAGTGTCCGCCGGGGTGAACCCCCGTGCCGCTAAGAAGTCTTGGTATAATGTTGCTGGTTGTGTTGTCTGCGCTGCAAAGCCGGTTGACATGCCGATGGTCTCCTTACATGGTTAATCGCAGTTGCCATGATTTCAAAGGCTTGGAGTTGCTCAAACAGCTCCAAGCCTTTTTTCTTTCAACGGTCAAAGTGTTGCGGCCCAGACCGGGCCGTCATTCATTGTACATCCACAGCCTATGGAGCCAAGGCAAAAAGTTGTGGTGCTCAAGTCTTGAGAAACGAAAGTGTACAGTTTCGTGAGCCTGTAACCCAATTCTTAAAACGCAAGTACAGAATTGTAAAATTTTCGCAAGCCTGTGTACAACTCACGAGAATGCGGCGTATAATGCTTTCACAGCAACACACTTCAGATTGCTGTAACAACCAACCTGATCTTTGAAAGGAACGCAAAATGGCTCACATGATCGCATCCACCTCTACCGGCAAAGCAGCTATGGCTTACGTTGGTGACACCCCTTGGCACGGCCTGGGTCAACGTCTCACGCAAGATAGCAGCATCGAAACCTGGGCCGAGGAGTCTGGTCTGGCCTTCCAATTGGCCACCGCCACCGTCAACTTCGACATCCCCCCGACGGCTTGGAACGGCATGCGTACCGAGCGGCTTGCCTACCATGGCAAGAAGGTGATGTACCGCGCTGATACCAAGGAGCCCCTTGGCCTGGTGAGCAACAGCTACAAGATTGTGCAGCCCATCGAGGTGCTGGAATTCTTCCGCGACATGGTCGGCACGATCGCCCACCTGGAAACAGCAGGCGTCCTTCGCAACGGCGCTCACTACTGGGCACTGGCTCGGATGGATGGCGAGTTCGCCGTTGCAGGCGACAAGGTCAACCCATATCTCCTCTTGGCATCGAGCTGCGATGGCTCCCTGGCCACTCAGGCACGGCTGACCCCTGTCCGCGTGGTGTGCAACAACACCATGCAGATTGCAATTGGCGCCGGTATGCAAAGCGTAGTTCAAGTTCGCCACAACAGCGTGTTTGACCCCGCGTCGGTCAAGGCGCGGCTCGGCGAGTTCAACGACGCGTTTAAGACTTTTGAGCAAACCGCCAAGGTCCTGGCCGGCATCAAACTCAGCTCGGCACAAGCACAGAACGTCTTCACCAAGATCCTTGGCGGCGACGAGAAAAAGCCAAGCCGCGCTGCAGCTCGAGCACTGACCCTCTTCGAAGGCTCCGGCATCGGCGCCGAGTTGGAGTCGGCCAAAGGCACAGCATGGGGCGCACTCAACGCCGTTACGCAGCTCCTGGATTGGGAAACCGCCCGCACCAATGACGCTCGGCTGGCCAATGCCTGGTTCGGCGGCGGGGTGAACGTCAAGGCCAAAGTTGCCGAGGCACTCCTGGCGCTGGCCTGATGTATAATTCACGGGAGGCCTAGGACTGGCCTCCCATTCTTTGACTTTTGAAAGGTAGAATCATGACGCAGACTGTCACCATCCCCAAAGCTCGCATTGAGGCTCTCCTTGATGCAATCGAGGCGTTCGAAGCTCGATGCGCAAAGCAGAACATCAAGGTTGCACGCTCCACAGAAGAGTTTGATGGGTACCTTGCCATGCGCAAGCCTTTGCTTGCGCAAATGTTCTCGCTTAGGTACGCAATCCAGTTTGGCATGACGCCCGAGATTGTCGTGATCAACCGCAACGACGTGGAGGCCTGATCATGCAAATCATCACGCACACCATGACCATTGACGGCGTTGAGCTTGACTGCGAGCTGGAGTTTGTACCCGGTCAAACCGCAACGGAGATCGACCCCGCCTTCCCCGCCGAGGCCTACCTTATCACCGCCAAGGTGAAAGGCGTTGACATCCGCGAGTTGCTGGACATACGCATTGCAGCAACTATTGAGGAGGCGGCCGTCGCCGTTTGTCACGACTAAGTGTATAATCGCCTCAGCAGCAGTCACTCACTCGGCTGCTGCAACTTGTCCCACTAGTCTTTGATCTTTGAAAGGTACGACACCATGAACATCTTCTATCTCCATCAGCTGCCGTTGATTGCCGCGCAGTACCACTGCGACAAGCATGTCGGCAAAATGCTTATCGAGTCCTGCCAGCTTCTGGCCACTGCGCACCATCACTTCGGCAACGGCCACAAAGTGTCGTACCGCCCCACACATGCCAATCACCCTTCAGCCGTCTGGGTCCGTCAGTCCCGTCTCAACTATCAGTGGGTTAGCGATTTGGCTAGCGGTCTCGGCCGCCAGTTTTTCTGGCGCTATGGCCATGACCATAAGTCCCGCGGCGTGTGGTTCCGCGAGCTTATGTATGCCCCTCCTGAAATGATGGACTTGCCGTTGCGGTGGACGCCACCTACATTGGCAATGCCCGACGAGTACAAGTCCGCCGATCACATCGAGTCCTACCGCAAGTACTACGCCAGCAAGGCAGCAGCCATGCCGCTGGTGTACAACAAAGGCCGTAGCCCGCAGCCTGACTGGCTCCAAGACCTCCTTGTGGAGGCTACAGTATGACTAAGGATGACATCACCCGCATGGCGCGGGAGGCCGGTTTTGTTGGATTTGATGGCGAAAACAAATGCCTGCGTGAATTCGCCACCCTTGTCGCTGCCGCACAACGTAAGCTTGACGCCAACCTGGTTGACAGCAACGCCATGGCATGTGAAAATCCCATATGGCGTAGCCTGTTGCAGGCCAATGCCGAGGCAATCCGTAATGGAAAGGTAAAGGAAGATGACGAACTTTGAAAAAGTTGGTGAGTTCCGTAAGGCCATGTCCTTGCCTATAGGCGAGCGGCCTATGTTTCTACAGCCCACCGAGACCAGTTACTTTGCGCGGTTCATTCTTGAAGAGCTCAGCGAGTATCTTCGCGCGGTGGAGGAGGGGCACTTGGTTGACGCGGCGGACGCGTTGGTGGACTTGGTCTACGTTGCAATGGGCTGCGCACACGCCATGGGTATGCCCTTTGACAAGCTGTTTGACATAGTGCACCGGTCCAACATGCAAAAGCAACCGGCCAATGCCTACATACGCTCTGTGCGAGGCAACCAGTACGACGTGGTCAAGCCGGTTGGCTGGGTTGCGCCGGAATGCGAAATGCAATTGCTTATAAGCGAGATGCAGTACAGCGGCGTTGATGACATAAAATGAGCAGTACTATGAACATCAAAGACCTCATTGACAAGTACGTAGAGATCAAGGCTCGCCGTGAGTCACTCTCTGAAGACGTACGCAAATGCACCACAGATCTGGCCGGCCTTGAAAAAGACATCATGGATTTGATGTCGCATGCTGGCATTACGCAGGCCGCCAGCGATAAGGCGTCCCTGTCTATGAAGCTGGTGCGTCACCCCGCCATCAACGATTGGCAAGCCTTCTATGGCTACGTCGCTGATACCAAACAATTTGAACTGCTGCATAAGCGGCTGTCCTCGACTGCATTCCGTGAGCGCTGGGAAGCAGGCGAGTCTATCCCCGGAACATCCACGTCGGATGTTTGGGAACTCAGTGTTCGTCGCAAGTGACATGTTACAAGGAGCTTTAGCCATGTCGAAAAATCAAGTCGCCCTGTTTGAAGATGAGTTGGCCAAGATGGCCGTGGACTCAGTGAAGGCGGAGCAATCCGGCCTTGGTGCTACCTTCCTTTCCACCAAGAATGGCGCCCTGACCTACCGGGGCAACCCCATTACCGGCAATAAGCTGCAGTGTGTGATTCTGCAAGCCCCTATTGAGCGGCTGTACTATGACACCAGGTACGACCCCACCAAGTTGGTTGGGCCGAAGTGCTTTGCCATTGCAGCCATTGCAACCGGTATGGGCCCATCCGATCGCGCCGAAGGCAAGCAGCATGACACCTGCGAAGGCTGCCCCAAGAATGAATGGGGCTCGGCAACAAATGGTGGCAAAGGCAAAGCTTGCCGCGAAACGCGCCGGCTGTTGGTGATCCCCGCCGATAGCATTGGCTCGGTCGAGGCTGTTAAAGCTGCTGAGGTTGCCGCGCTGCGTCCGCCTGTTACCAGCCTGAAGAACTATAGCACCTACGTGCAGACGGTGGCAACTACGTTGAAGCGGCCGCCTTTGGCTGTGATCAGCGAGATTGCTGTGGTGCCTGACGCCAAAACGCAGTTCAAGGTTACCTTTAGCCTGATCAAAGCCATTGAGGACTCGGCGGTCATTAGCGCGCTGATGGAGCGTGCCAAGATCGAAACGCAACGCGCCATTGAAACCGCGGGTGAGGTTGATCAGGAGCAGTCGGCCGAGGCCCCTGCAACTAGCAATAAGTATTGAGTTTCTGGGGGCTGTTAAGCCTGCGTTCGAGGATGGTGATTTGCAGCATTTTCTGGCTTTCTGCTGCAACAAGCTAAAACCCAAATCGAGGCCCCCACCTCATTTTGACTTTTGAAAGGTAACATGATCAACCCAAAAACAAAACGCATCACCGTGCCGGTGACCAAGGACATCGACTTGATCCGTGAGCGCATCAAGCACGATACGGGAATCAACATGACGTATGTGCAGATTTTTAATTTCTTGATCCACTTCTATGTGGAGAGGGCCAACGAGCCAAAAAGCAAATGGAAGGCGTTGTCATGACTGACATTAAGCTGCTGATCCTGCTCAATGACTACTACACCGCGCAGAAAAACGTGGTCGGCTCAATGTACTGGGCAATGCACCACTTTGAGCAAGGCCGCGAGGATGCTTCTTGGGAATGGCTCTTCAATTGGTGCGAGGACAAAGACCACAGGGAAGAAATGTGGGGCCGGTTTAAACACCACTACCCACGGGCAATGATGCTGAAGGAAGGGTATGAGGTATGACTGACATCCATTCGTGCAGTTACTACTGCGACAAACCCCAGTGCATCAAAGCGCAGCGCGACGAGTTGCGCGAGAGGCTGGCGCAGCCAGAGCAGGAGCCTGTGGCGTATGCAGTTTATCACCGTATGGGTGGCGGCAAATCATTGCATTGGCCCGAGCAGCATTCGCCGGATGGCGATGCAAATGCATATCAGCTTGCGCCCCTCTACACCGCACCACCACAGCGCAAGCCGCTGACGGACGAGCAGATTGCAGAAGCGCTTGGGTTCGGCGAACACACTACGGCGACAACTCGCGCCATACTAACCCACGCTGCCCGAGCCATCGAAGCCAAGATAAGGAGAACACATGAAAGATGACATCATCCGCATGGCGCAGGAGGCTGGGTTACGCAGCGCCGTCTTGCTACACATGTACGGCAAGGAAGATGCCCTGTGCGATTCAGAGATTGAAGAACTGCGACAGCTTGAACGCTTTGCCGCCCTCGTCGCTGCTGCTGAGCGTGAGGCGATTGCAAAGATGGTTGAGGATTGGGATAGCGACAGCGCAGACCCCAGAGATATTGCCGCCGCCATCCGAGCAAGGGGGCAAGCATGAGGAAGTTGCTGTGCCGACTACTAGGTCATCGCAACGACATCAGTTGCATGGGCAAGCACTGGAGATACACCCACGACCAGTGCAGTAGATGCGGTGCCAAGCTGCCGATTGCCTACCCGCACCATAAAGAGTACGCAAGGGGGAACACATGACTGACAAAGAATTATTGGACGGTATCGAGGCAAGAGTGACGTATGCCATGTTGAGCGGGTGCGAGACAGACGATCACCTTGGATGCACAAAGTATGACACAGGATCTTGGGCCGTGACACTCAGGGCTGACGAGGTCTGCGCGCTGCTTGATTTGGCGAGGGGGAACACATGACCAAGGATGAAGTCATCAACGCACTCAAGCTGGCGCAGGACGCATTGCATATGGCAACCTTACCGTTTCCAATTGACCAAGTGAAGACGCAACGAGCCCTTGATGCTCTGGACAAGGTGATGGATCAAGTCAAGCCTGATGGCATGCTGTTTGACGACTGGCCCGGAGGGTGGAAATGAAATGCCCGCTGTGTCGAGCGCCTACAGACGTCAAATCAAAACGCAACGTGGATGATAAAGTGATCAGGCGTAGGGAGTGCTACAACATGCATGTTTTTTCAACTGAGGAAATCGTCATCACGCAGCCTCGCAACAAGCGCGTATACAAACAGCAATCAACCACATCTAAACACACATGAAACCTGTATTCCTTGATTTTGAAACAGAGGCCATTGGCCCACGGCCTGCATACCCACCCAGACCTGTCGGATTGGCCCTCTATGACCCCGAAGGTGAGTACCCCAATGGTTACCATGCCTTTGGCCATTTGAGTGGCAACAACACCACGGAGCGTACGGTGCAAACAATCCTTGAGCTGATCTATGACAGCGATAGGGAGATCTGCTTTCACAACGCAATGTTTGACCTTGACGTTGCGGAGACGCACCTAGGCTTGCCAATGCCTACGCCTGATCGTGTGCACGATACACTGATACTTGCGTTCTTGCATAATCCGCATGTGCCGTCCTTGTCCCTTAAAGACTTGGTGGTTACCTACAGCCTTGCTGAGCCGAATGAACGAGATGAATTGCGAGACTGGGTTATTGCCAATGTTGACGAGGCAAGGCGTAAAAAGTCTACCTGGGGCGCGCACATTTCAAAAGGCCCCGTTGAATTGGTAGGCCGCTATGCCGAGGCCGATGTAAAGCTTACCTCTTTGCTTTATGAGTTTTTGCAGCCTTTGGTTTTGCCGGCGCAGTTTGAGCCGTATCAACGTGAGATTGCGCTGATCCCCATGTTGCTTGAAAACTCGCGTTTAGGCGTAAGGGTTGATCGCGATGGGTTGCAAAAAGCAAAATTGCAAGCGCAAATAGACATTGAAAAGTGTAATGCTTGGGTTCGTACATTGCTTGGGTCTCCTGAGTTGAATGTTGACAGCGATCGGCAGCTGGTCGATAGTATTTATCCCACAGACTACTGGGACAAAAAGAATGGCTGGCCCGCTACGGACAAAGGATCCCCTAAGGCGGATAAGGAAACATTGGAAGAAATCATCACCCACACGGAGTTAAAAGGTGTCCTACGCTACAGAGCCAACCTATCAACATGCCTGTCAACTTTCATTGAGCCCTGGCTGGAAGCTTCTACATCTACAGGTCGAATCTACACGAACTGGAATAGTGTACGAGGTGAACGTGGCGGGACCCGCACGGGGCGACTCTCATCCACCCCTAATTTTCAAAATGCGCCTGTTCGCTACCCAAAAATTGTTACCGGTGGGGCAACTGCAAGTATGGGACGAAACGAAATCATCATCCCCGCAGAGCTCGACATAACCCCATTGCCACTCATTCGTAGTTTCATTCTTCCGGATGAAGGTCATAAGCTAGTAGCATGTGATTTCAATGCGCAGGAGCTGCGAATCTTTGCGCACTTTGAAGGTGGCAACCTTATGCAGCAGTACCAGCAGGATGCCCGTGCTGATCTGCATACCTACGCTGCCAAGTTGATGTCCGAGGCTGCCGGCCAGGAAGTATCCCGTACCTACTCCAAAGGCGTATCGTTTGCCATTTTGTATGGCGCAGGGCCGCAAAAGATTAGCGAAATGCTTGAGATTAGCTATGAGCTTGCCAAAACGTTGATGGATGCCTACACATCAGCGGTGGCGCCAGGTCTTAAGACCATGCAAGGTGTTATGCGTACTCGGTACAAGCTTAGCCAGCCTATCAAAACACTAGGCGGTAGGTTGGTTATGATGGAGCCTCCAAAGATCATCAACGGCCGCCTTAGGGAGTTTGATTACAAAGGCGTCAACTTGCTAATTCAAGGCTCAGCAGCTGATCAGGCCAAGGCCGCTATGCTGCTGTATCAAAAGCGCCGTCTTGGTAGTAGATTGCTACTTAGTGTGCATGATGAGTTGGTCATCTCAACGCCGGTTGAGCATATTGAGCGCGAGGCAGAAACACTAATGTGGAGCATGTGCAATGCATTGGCCATGGATGTGCCTATGGTCTCGGATTACAAAGTCGGTGAAACGTATCAGGAAACCAAATGAAGGAGCAGGTAATGAGCAATGAAAAGTTTATGTCCATTCGCTGGAATGTCATCATCTTTTGTGTTTGCGCAGTTGTGGTGGCGCTTGATGTGTTTGTGTGGAGGCCTTGAATGATTGACTACGCACACCCCATGCTAATGGCAGAAAAGCATTTACGTCAAGCTTACGAAGCTTTGATTCGAAGGGACTACACAGCAGGCAAGGAAGAATTGCTTAACGCAATTGCGCAAACGCGGCTGGCGTATCATGCTGCAGAGGACGCACGCGTTGCAGAACGGGAGTCACAATAATGGGCTTTTCACATTCATCGATCAAAGCTTACGAGCAATGTCCCTACAAGTACAAGCTCACACGCATTGAGCATCGCAAAGAGCCTTCAGGTGAAGCCGCGGAGCGGGGCAAGCTAATTCACAGCGAGTTTGAGCATGCCATTATGGGCCTAGGCATGCTACCTGACACGCAAAAGTTTTGGCTTGATTACGTACAAGAACTTACTGCAAAGCATACGCAATGCGAAACCGAGTTTGCCATTACACGCGACTGGGTCCCTTGTGATTTCAAAGACCCTAAGTATTGGGTGCGCGGCGTGTATGACGCTGTGTGGCACAAAGATGGGCATGCACATGTTTTGGATTGGAAGTCAGGCAAAGAACGGGACTACGGCGACCAGCTAAAGCTATACGCCACCATCATCATGGTATGCAATCCAGAAATTGATTACGTTACCACCGAGATTTGCTACACAGACCTCAACAAGCGCATGCCGCATGACACGTACAAGCGATCCGAGTTGGTTGTGTTGAAAGCATGGCTAACTGACAGAATTAAAAAGATTGAAAACGACGACATCTTTGCGCCAAAGCCAGACTATGGCTGCCGGTGGTGCCACTTTCGCAAATCCAATGGGGGCCCATGCCAATGGTAGCACGCGTACTGCTTGAACGCGACCTGGAAAGGTACTTCTCGGCGCAATGCAAAAAGCATAAGCTGATGACATTGAAATTGCATGTGCGATTTACACGCGGTTGGCCTGATCGCATTGTTGCTCTTGAAAATGGCGAGGTGCTTTGGGTAGAGCTTAAACGGCCGGGAGGTAAGCTATCAGCTTTGCAAGAAAAGGTGCATGCTGATCTTGCGCGGCTAGGTCACAAGGTGCATGTGACTTACAGTAAGGAGGACATTGATCGTGTTTTGGGAACCGCATGAGTATCAAAAGGAAGCCGTAAAGTTTCTGGTCTCACAGGGGTCAGGCGCGTTATGGCTTGATCCAGGTCTCGGCAAAACTGCCATTGTGTTGGCAGCATTTCGCGCCTTGAAGATTAAAGGCCTTGTGCAAAAGATGCTGGTGCTTGCGCCGCTTAGGCCTGCGCATGGCGTGTGGCCTGCCGAGACTAAGAAGTGGGAGCAGTTTGAAGGCTACTCCATAGGCGTGCTGCATGGTGGCAATAAGGCCAAGGTCTTAAAGCAAAACCACGACATTTACGTAATCAACTTTGAAGGCTTGCAGTGGCTGTCATCGCAGCTTAATGGCAAGCCATGGCCTTTTCAAATCCTTACGGTAGATGAAATCAGCTACATGAAGAACACGCAAACACAGCGGTTCAAATGCATTAAGCCGTTGCTGAATAAGTTTGATCGCCGTTGGGGCCTAACAGGCTCCCCTGCGCCTAATAGCTTATTGGACATCTTTGGCCCGCAGCTGATCGTTGATCAAGGTGCCACGTTTGGGCAGTTTGTATCCCGCTTTAGGCAAGAGTACTTCTACCCATCCGGGTATGGCGGGTACGAGTGGAAGCTGCAGCAAGACGGTGAAAAGCGAATCCATGAAAAGCTGGAAGGCAAGGTGCTGCGTATGGCAGCACTGGACCATCTAGATTTGCCTGAGTTAACATACAACAACGTCTACATAGAACTACCTGCAGCCGCACGCAAAATGTACAAGGCCTTCGAGGATAACTTGACCATTGAGTTGGCTGCAGGTAACGTTACCGCAGTCAACGCTGCCGTTGCCGTTATGAAAGGCCAGCAAATCGCCAATGGTGGGTCTTACTTGGATATGGATGACAACACCACGGAAAAGACCAGCATACATTTACATGACGCAAAAACTGAGGTTGCACTTGAGCTGGTTGAAGAACTATCCGGGCAGCCTTGCATCATTGGCTACCATTTTGCGCATGACTTGGAAAGATTGCAAGCTGCCTTTCCAAACGCGCCTGTAATTGGTAGTGGCGTAATTGGCGCTAAGCTAGACGCAATCATCAACGCGTGGAACGCAGGCGAAATACCGGTGTTGCTTGCCCACCCGATGTCTGCAGGCCATGGCCTTAATTTGCAAGGCGCAGGCCACGCAGTGATCTGGTATTCTCTGACTTGGAGTCTTGAAATCTACGAGCAGTTTATTCGTAGGCTGTGGCGGCAAGGGCAAAAGAACCATATTGTGGTGCATCACATCATTGCAAAAGACACCGTTGACGAGGCTATCCTGCAAGCGGTAAAACGCAAAGACAAGACGCAGCAAAAATTGCTTGATGCAGTGCGTGATTACGTCCATCGTGATACAATGGCCTCTGTTGATGTTTGAAAAGAATGCAATGCAGCAGCAACAATTTTTCCATAACCCTGTAGGAGTCAGCATGACTGAAGAAAAGAAGGCGCGTCGTCGCGCGAATAAAGCCGCCATCATTACCGTTTTGGCTACTGAAAACCCAAAGCGTAAAGGCACACGTGCGTGGACGCGGTTTGCGCTGTATGAGTCCGGCATGACCGTGGCAAAGTACCTTGAGTTCGGCGGCCGCACGGGTGATGTGAACCACGACGCTGAGGCTGGCTACATTTCTCTTGCCGTTGTATGAAGATCCTCATTACCGGCGTCACTGAGACGCATAACAACAACCCCAGGCGCGCAAGCTCTACAAAGTTTGTGTCAATCCCCGAGCTTATGCGCGAAGGCTTTAAGGCCCTTGGGCATGAGGTAACACATGACTATGTGCGTGAGGACACTGACCTGTCAAAGTTTGACAAGGTGTTCCTCTACATGTACCCATTGGACAACAATGCTGTGCATCCAGAAGGCCCCAAAAGGGTTTTGCAAGAGCGTATGGATGCTATTATTAGCTTGGATGATTGGGCCTTCCAGAAGATTCTGCCTTCATGGGAGCATGTTATTCCTGCGGCTGATTTGCAACAGCATGTATGGCTGGCCCCGTTGTTCCCATGGGGTGACCCTAAGCTAATGGGCTTGCCGGTTGATGTCATCCACACGTGGGATCCGTCGCCTTTGTACGAGTCTCCAGGTTGCCATCATTTTGCGTGGCGTTACAGAAAAGCTGAGTGGTACAACGCGTCGCTATCGAGGGAGGCACATGAGTGGGCAAGCCAACAAAATCTATCGTGGCCAATTTATAGCGTTGGTGGAAAGGCACTCGGACAGCCACGCATCCTTGAAAGTGACGTTGTCTGGGAGTACGGGAGCTACAAAGGCGTTCTTTGTCCGACTTATGCCCATGCGGGTTGCGGATGGTGGCGAGTCCGTTACCTGCACGCTGCACACACCGGGGCAATCCTTGGCGGAGATCCTAAAGAGCTTGGAATGATTGGCCCTGCGTATAGTCATACACTGCATGAGATTGAGGCCATGAACGATGAGCAGCACCAACAATTGGTTGGGCAGCAAATCACCAGCTTAAAAACCGCAACTAGGCCTGAAACACTTGCAAAACTTGAAAGCATTCTTAAATGATCATCATTCTTGAGGGGCCAGATGGCGGCGGTAAAACGACGCTAGCTGAGACATTGCGTGCGCAGTTGCAAAGCAACGGCATGACGCATGTCATCAAGCACGGCCCATACAAAGGCGTACAAAGTGAGGATCTTTGCAAAATCTTTTTTCGCTCTATGTCGCAGGCCCTAACCTACGATGACCACGTCATCATGGATAGGTCATGGCTGTCTGAGCCTATTTACGGCAGCGTATATCGTAAAGGCGAAAATCGCGTTGATATGCCAAGGCGGCGCATGCTTGAACGGGTGGCCTTGTCCCGCGGCGCCGTTGTTGTGCAATGCCAACCTGACTTTGAAGTTTGCGCAAAGACGTTCATGTCGCGCATTGATGATGAGTACCTTGACACCATCGGGCAGCTAAAACAGGTCTATGATGAGTACGAGCAGCTGCCGCAGCGTACATGCCTACCAGTAATCCAATATGATTACACTTCTGGGACACTCAGCGAACTTCTTCAGCAGCTGAATGATAAGTCATACACAAACAAACATTCTGGAGGCGGCTGTTTTCGTGAAGGCAACATCTTGATGCTTTGCGATAAAGGCCCACGTGCAAATGTGCGGCCCTCCGCAGCCGTTGTGCCTTTCATCAACTTCCAGGATAACGACGGCCCTAGTCGTATGCTGGCGGATACACTTGAGCGCGAAGGCATTGCTGAAACGCAGCTGTACTGGGCTAACACACAAACGTATCAAGGTACGCCTACATCACCGGCGTTTATTGCCGCGCTAAAGCCTAGCAAAATCTTTGCGTTAGGCAACAACGCGTACACATGGGCGTTGAACAACGAGGTGCGTGCTTACAAATTACCGCCGCCGTTGTACCACATGCAAAATTTTCCCAACCAACCCTACCACATCACTGAGGCTGACTATGGAAATGCGAATTAGAACCGAGGAAGAGCTAATCAACCTGTACCGTGGGCTATCCACGATGGGTAAGTGGGCCAGCCCACGCGGTGCTGAGTGTCTTGAAATTGAGAACTTTTCATACGTATGTGACCCCGGTGTGAGGTTCAACTCTTTCGAAGGCCGCAACTTCAATCTGAAGTACCTAAAGCGCGAAATGGCTTGGTACATCAAAGCCGATCCGCATGACCTATCTATTGCCGCGCACGCAGCGCAGTGGGGCAAGATCGTGCTCAATGGCAAGCTCAATAGCAACTACGGTAGCTATTGGTTTGGCCCCCACGGTGTAGGGTTCATACACCACATCTTAAAGCAAGACCCCATGTCCCGTCGTGCGGTGATCCCCATGTACGGCTCCGACGTAGACCATATGGACCCCGAGGCCAAGGATGTGCCTTGTACCTTGGCCATTGAGTTTAGGCTTAGGGATGGCAAGCTTAACATGCGCGCCATCATGCGAAGTCAAGACATTCTGTGGGGTATGGCAAATGACTTGCCAACATTCTCGTTTTTGCATGAGATCGTTGCGGCACTCTTGATTGTTCAAATGGGTACGCTGACCGTCTCCGCAGGCTCTTTTCATGTCTACGAGTCGCGCATGGAGATGTTCAATAAGATCCTATCAACCAATTCCTACCTGCCAGTGGCAGATAGACCGCCATACATCACAACGCATGAGGCTCAACTCTTGAGTACGAAATGCATTGACGACAAACATGCCTTCTCCTGTTGGCTTTTGGATGTATAATTCACGTGTGGCTAGCCCACACTTTTTTGACTTTTGAAAGGTACCACACCATGATCACACGTATCCATTGGACAACTAGCGAACGCAATGCCGTTTTGCAAAAAGCGCTTGCGCTGTACCACAGCGGTGGCATGCAATCGCAGTTGGCTGCGTTGCGTACTGCGCAAACTCAGGAGCTTCCTAAAGAGCGGCATCGTGCGTTTACAACGCACTCGTCAGCTACGGTTGAGCTTAGGCATATGCAAGATGCGTACCCTGCGTATATAAAGAGCCTGGCGCAGAAGCCTTTGGGGCAAAAAGAGGTAGTAACCCCTACGGTTGTAGATCCAGTGCCTCCAGCGCCATCAGAACCACCACCAGTGATAAGCCTGGATGCAATGGTAGAGGCAATTGCAGCAAGGATTGCTGCTACCTTGGTTCAAGCTGTTAAGCGTGAAGTCAAAGAGTTGGAACATACGTTCAAACTTGAAAAGCACAACCCCACCTATGAAGGCGCAGGCGTTCGAAAACCACATGTGACCATCATTGGGCTTTTGCCAGATCAAGAACAGCTTATGCAGCGTGAGTTTGGTGACAAGTTTGTGTTGCGGTTTATAGGCAATGAAGCCGCAAGGCATCTTGACATGGGCGAGGCACACGCCTATCTGTTGATGAAGAACTTTATTTCCCATGCTGTGTACAACAAGTACAAAATCTTGCCGCAGCATGTGCTAATCGACGGCGGCATGTCAACACTGAGGATGTGGTTTAACACAAAAGGAGCTGAGCTGTGAGCACAGAAGAATTTGTCTACACCCCTGCAACAACGGACATCACCATTCGGTGGCGTAAGCTGTACAATTGGACGCCTCCGTCGGAGGATCCAGTGCAGCAACGCAAATGGGCAGCTTTTAGAGCACAAATGGCACGAGGTGCTGAAAGCATCGCGCCTGACCAGCCACAGCAACTTACTAGACCTACACTCATCAAATGGAAAACACCATGATCAATGGCGCAGAGCCTCACGCACGCAGCAATGACGTTGTCAAAGTAGCCTACAACGACTGGGTTGAGCTACTTAAGCATACCGGCAATGCCGACATACTTGACGACGCCTACAACGTATGGCTGGAAGCGTTTAACGTAGCAACGCTGTTTGAACGGCATGGCATATTGCATGCCATACAAACGCAAATCCAATTGGTACGACCGGAAGAGTTTGACGATCTCGTATCGATTAGCGTTGACGACGCCAAGCAAATTCAAATCAAGTTGCTGCAAAGCATCATGGGCCTGATAGCCTCCAAAGGGCTATCTCGGGCCTAGTTACTGCGCGCCTTGGTAGACCTGGTCGGCTGCTTGTTGCGATCCTGCTGAGCCCGGTCCTGCATTAGGCTGCGTCTTATAGCGATCGTTGAAGTATTGCGCAGGAATGGTGGCAGCACCAAGTGCTAGGCCTGGGATTTGCAAGCCCGGCACCATGGACATAAGTCCACCTATGCCGCCTAGGGCCTCAATCACCGCGCCTGAGCGGTCGCCTTCCAGCCATCGCTGATACGCCTCGTAGAAGCTAAGGCCTGCAAAGCCACCAGCCAACGGGCCCTGCACCAAAGGCGACATAGCAGCCTTGCCCATACGCGACAACGGCCCGGGTGTAGCCTGCGCAAGGCGAGACTGCGCTGCATTGCGAGCTTCCAGCGCATCAGCTTGCCGCGTAATGCCTTGCATTTCAGCAAGCTGGCGCGCTTCAGGCGTGTATTTTGGATTGTTAATTGAAAGGCCACCAGGCTGTAGAGCTTCAGGCCCAAACCGCTGTGAGATCCTACCTGTAACCTTGCCTTGCCCTTTACTGCGTTGATACGCGGCGCTGGCTTCAGGCACTCCGCCTGCAATGTCCCTATCCATACCTGCCCAATTGCGTATCCACTTGGTGCCGGACGTTGCATCGGCAGGCGTTGATGGGCGCATTGACTTTGGGTCAATACCTCGACGCAAAAGCTCTTCTTCTTCAAGATTGCGCAAAAGCTGCGCTGTACGCGATTGCTCTTGCAAACGCTTAGCGCCTTCAGCTTCACGCGTTGCGCGACTAGGAAACCCTTTTTCAGCCAAACGCTGCATGGCAGGGCCGGCAATGGCACCTGCAGCGCCTGCAGCGTATTTTTCTTGATCCGCAGTTAGCCCAGTCTCAGGAAAGACAGGGCGTCGGGCATTTGCAGGTAAAGGCGTGCCTGCAGCAAGGGCAGCGCCAATGGGTTCACCAAAAACTTCATCAATGTCCAATAGCGGTGAAAGACCTTGTTGTCCCTCATCATCATTGGGAATCAGCTCCGGCATTTTAGGGCTGGTTGCCATACATTACCTCTTAGGATAGAACTGATTGTAAAGCTGCATTCTAAATCGCGCGTAGTCTTTGTTGATTTGCTCATACACGCTGCCAGGGGAAAAGAATTGCCGTGGGCTTGCCGTTGCGCCTGACCTATCTGAGTACTCGGACATTGCGCCGTACAGCGCCTCGCGTTGCTTGTTAAGCAAAATCTGCTGCCGCGACCAAAGTTGCACTGCTTTGGCCGAGTCTTGAATGTTAACCATAGGCGCTTGTAGGAGCCTTGCGTCATTGTCCGTCGGGTTAACGCCCAGAAGACCTTTGTTGGCTTTCACATTGGCCAAGAATTCAGCCCCTAGAATGCGAGAAACATCACGCACGGCTTGCTGATCTTGCGGCGGCAGCTTTGTCTTTTCAAGGAATTGCTGAACTGGCAAGCCAAGGCGTGCGTTAAAGGTGCCTGCAGTAAGTTGCGCGCCTTCTTGTGCCAATGTCATAAGACCTGACAGCAAACCTTGCTGCTGCATCAATGCAAAGATCTGCGGCTTTTCACGTGCAATGCGATCCAGCTGCCGCAAGTTAGTATTGGAGCCTTCCAACAGCTGCGGCGTGTATGTGAGGATCTCATCACGCTTTGAGTTGTAAGGCTTATCAGCTTCTTCCAAACGGCGTTTAGCTGCGTCAGACCGAGCTGCCAAAGGCAGTGATTGTAAGTCAGAAGGCGTGGCAGATTGCGCTTGCGCTGGTGGGAGCAGAGCAGGCGCAGCAGGCGCAGCAGGCGCAGCAGGCGCAGCAGGCACAGCAGGCACAGTTACAGGTGCGCTGCGCTGCCCTTGTCTACTTAGCAGTTCACGTACGGTGCCAGGATCACGTGGTACAGGAATACCCATGCTATGCAGCTGATTGGCTGTTTCTAGCATTCGTAGTGTTGCGACTTGGCCTTCTCTAGACGTAGGGTCAGAGCTTAGCGCAGTTTTTGCGTACTCAGAATACTGCTTATACACCTCGCCTGCGCCTGGGTTTTGCGCAAATAGCGCTGCGCCTTGCCCTGCCGGGGCGCCTAGAATACCAGGCGTAGGACCAGCTGCAGGACCAGGCGTAGGACCAGCTGCAGGCATAGGACCGGCTGCAGGACCAGCTGCAGGCATAGGACCAGCAGTAGGACTGCCTTGCACAACAGGAGGGGCAGCAGCCCCTTGCATTCGTTGTTCCAAAAACCTTTGAACTGCTTGCGCGGCTTCAGGACTGCCTTGCACAACAGGCGCAGCAGCTGCAGGACCAGGCAGTGCGCCAGTTGCAGGACCAGGCATAGAACCCGCTGCAGGACCAGGCATAGAACCCGCTGCAGGACCGGGCAGTGCGCCAGCTGCAGGCATTGGCATAGGACCAGCTGCAGGCATAGGACCAGCTGCAGGCATAGGACCAGCTGCAGGCATAGGACCCGCAGCAGGCATTGGCCTAGCCCCCGTTGCAGGCATCCCGCCGCCTGGGATTAAACCTAGGACATCTGTACCGTACTTTGCAACCAAATCAGCTTGACTCATGCCTGCAGTACGGTCAGTTGCCGCGTTTGTGATAAGCCGTTGCCGCTGCTCAGCAGCAAACTTATCTGAGTCAAGTTTAAATTGCTGTTGTGCCAGCGCTGCAGCACTGACGTCTTTTTGCATTGCAAAGACGCCTTTTACAATCTCACCGACTTTAGGCGACAGCTGCGCAATGGTAGGAAAGACTTGCGCAAGTTTGTTGAGCTCTGGCGGTGACAGATTGCCTCCTGCAAGGCGATTTTCAACTTTGTCAGGCGTTGTGCCTAACGTTTGCGCTAGCAAGCCAATGGCTTTTGCTTGATTTTCAGTCTCATACTTTTGACCTGCCAACTGCGCCCGTGCTTGCGCAATTGGTACTTGCATATCGGCTTGCCGTTGCTGCTGCTCGCCTAGCATTGTTGACGTACGCCCTAGGGCCTCGCCTACATTGCCGGTGCGGCCAGGGTCAAGCAGTGCGCCTGCCAGTTGAAACCAGTTAGGGCCTTTATTGGCCCTTGCATCAAGCGCATCAAGCGTCCTTTGTAAAGCATCAAAGTACTCTTGCTTTGCGTCTGCATCAGCGCCTAGCATCGCAGGCGGCGTAGGAAGCGAAAGTGTTGCCGGAAGTGCCATGGTGCTGTTGTCCTTTAGCCTTCATCGTCAAAAGCGTCAACGCCTGTCAAGTAGTTGCGTTGCCCTGCCGTTAGCGTATTGTTCCACCAGTTACTCCACTCAGACTCGCCCCAGTTATCAGGGCTTGTTACAACTGACCCACCGCCACCGCCGCTGTCACCTGCGGAACCACCACCACCACCTGCTGATCCGGCTGCTGAGCCTAAGCCGCTAAAGAAGCTGCCAATGGTATTACCAAGTGAGGTGCCAAATGGCGTGCCGCTTATACCCCCAAGGATTGCACCAAGGCCTGCAATTTGTTGCAGCGGCGACGCTGCGTACGCGCCAGGAATTGGGCCTGTGTAAGTCGAGGACACACTGGTTGGAATGCTGTAGCCGCGCAGGTTTTGCGCCGACATTCCAAGTGCTTGCAATGGGAACAGCTCCCGAGCTTGGTCAATTTGCTGTTGCTGCGCACCAAGCGTAGACAACGCGTTGATGTCGGCAAGATTTTGTGTTTGCGTTTGTTGTGCCAAGGCGCCTAGTTGCTGACCTGCACCTAGTTGGCGATTTAAGTCGCCTTGCGCAGCTGCCATTGCGTTTTGATAGCCCGCATTAAGCGCTTGACCTTGCTGCCCAAGTATGTTTTGGTTTGCATCACGAATGGTTTGACCTAGCACCTCGGCGCCACGCTTGGAGCCAAACTGCCCCGAGCCTACAGCGCCTGCTGTTGCGCTTGGCGCCAAGTTTTGCTGAATGCCACGCTGCCCCAAGGCGCCAATTTGATTGACAACCTGCGAGGTGTACGGGTTCATGTAGTTGGCAACTACATCCGGCGCCGTTGTGGTTCCTGCGCCTGTAACCATATTGGTTGCAGCAGTCAATGTAGGTTGATATGACCCTACGTTTTGACCGACTTGCTGGAACGCCTGCTGCTGCAGAGGCGTTGCGCCAACAAACTGCGCGTTGCCTGCAGCCGCCGTTGACTGCCCAGACAAATTGCTAAGGTAGTCAGTGTACCAACTAGGGGCGGTTGTGGTCTGCCCTTGCGTAGTTGTAATGTTAGGCAGTGCGCTGCCTTGCGTCAATGACATGATCAACCTTTCATGTAAGCCAAGGGCGACTTGGCAGGAGGCGGAATTTCACCATGCTTGGCGGACCGCTTGTGTTTTCTAAGGTTCTCACGCATTTTATCCAAAACGCGGGCCCCAGCCTCATTTGAGCCGTTGCCTAATGCTGCAACCGTGTCAGCGTCGAACACATACTCACCATCGGCCAACATCGCGGGGATGGAGTCGGACTGGCCGTCGCCTTCACCACGGACATAATACCCTGTTTTGCCTGTAATGAACTTTGGGTTATGCCCTTCAACACCACCTCCAGCGGCGTAACCCGATAGCCCGCCGCCGCCACCTCCAAGCATGTTCATACCCGCCGACATAAGGTCACGAGAATTGCCGCTCATTGCGCCTGCGCTTAAAGGGCTGTATGCGTTTGACGTTGCACGAACGGGAATGCCTGCGCTTGGCAATCCGGAAATGCTGGCGCCTAAAAGCGGGGATTGCGCGTTTGACTGTTGCCCATAGTTGTAGTAGCCAGGTTTGGCATTGCTACGACCTGAAAGCACCTGCATCAAGCGTGGGTCAATGTTTGTAAGCTGCGGAAACAGCTGTGGAAGTTCTTGCATGGCTAAAGGTGCTCCTTCAGTAACAGGCGCTGCCTGTAATAGAGATGGGTTGAGCGCAATAGGCAACGCGCCTTGCGTAGTATCAGCTGAGCTGGCAGCTGCAACTCTCAAAGGGCTTGGCGGCTGTGGGACGTCAGGGGTCGGGGTAACTACAACCGGGCGCCCGCCGCCAGTATTGTTTGTACCGCCAGTATCGGTTGTACCGCCAGTATCGGTTGTACCACCAGTACCATCAACAATGGTAGTACCGCCAGTACCGCCAGTACCGCCAGTACCGCCAGTGCCATCAACAATGGTAGTACCACCAGTACCGGTAGTACCACCAGTACCGGTTGTACCACCAGTACCACCAGTACCACCAGTACCACCAGTACCATCAACAATGGTAGTACCACCAGTACCGGTTGTACCACCAGTACCGGTTGTACCACCAGTACCACCAGTACCACCAGTACCACCAGTACCACCAGTACCACCAGTACCACCAGTACCACCAGTACCACCAGTACCACCAGTACCATCAACAATGGTAGTACCACCAGTACCACCAGTACCATCAACAATGGTAGTACCACCAGTACCACCAGTACCACCAGTACCACCAGTAAGCGCACCACCTCCGCCAGTGCCACCAGTAAGCGCACCACCCGTAAGCGTGTCGTTGCCGTCAACAGGCAATGCGCCTCCGCCAGGGGGCGTGCCACCAGCGCCAGTAAGTGCGCCGCCGCCAAAATTTGGGTCTATATCGGAAGAGGGACCGCCCTCACCAATTAACGAGCCGCCGCCGCCAGTTATTGCGCCGTCGCCACCGCCAGGTAGCGCCAACTCGCTGCCAAAATCCGGGTCTATATCATAAGAAAGACCACCAGTTAGTGAGCCACCACCGCCAGTAAGTGTATCGCCACCGCCGTCAGGGAGTGCTAGCTCACTGCCAAAATCTGGATCTATATCATAAGAAAGACCGCCAGTTAGTGAGCCACCGCCGCCAGTAAGTGTATCGCCACCACCGCCGCTACCAGCAACTGCATCGCCCCCGCCAATAGGTAGTGCGCCGCCAGTTTGCGTGTTATCACCCTCAACAGGTAGACCTGCACCTGCAACTGGCGCGCTATGCACTTGCTCTTGAATTTGTTGAGCTTTGTCTCTATCAGCTTGTGTGGCGTTGGGGTTGCTTTCAACTACGTCAACAAGGTTATCAACCCAAATGATAGCATCTTGTTTTTGAACAGGACTATCAAATGCCAAAATGGCAAAGTCATCGCGGTCAGGCCCAGTACTACCTGGCCCAAACACAGATAGCTTGCCTGTCAAGTCGGGTGTACCAAAGCTAAACAGCGCACCAAACTTATCAAAAAAGTCTGCTACTTCTGTGGGACCCGGCTGCTGCGTACCGCCATCAGTAGGCTGCTGCGTACCGCCATCAGTAGGCTGCTGCATACCGCCATCAATAGGCTGCTGTGTACCTGCGCCATCAGTAGGCTGCTGCGTACCTGCGCCATCAGTAGGCTGCTGCGTATCGTCACCAGTAGGCCGTTGCGTAGCGGCGCCTGATGCTATAGCTGCGCCAAGCCTTGACTCATAATCTTCTCTTTCTGCGTTGGTAAGATTAAGAGTAGTCCAATTTCCATTAGAGCCTTTTTGCCAAACGTAAACTAGGTCGCCATTTCTGTCAATGTTTGCGTACTTGCCATTTCCAAGGTCACGAAAGTAACCTTTGTTCCCAAGCGCAATTTCTTTTTCTACAACATCATTAAATTTAGGCCAAAACTGAGGATCTTTAGTTGACACATCACGCAGTGTAGCGTCATTTGCAGGCGACAGCCACGCAGTCTCTTCGCCTGTAAACATTGGCGGCGGCTTGTACGCCAGCTTATCAAGCTCTTCCTGTGTTAGCAGCGTAAGGTTATTGCCAAGCTGCGCTGTCGTGTACGCTTCTTTGTCGCCATCATATTGCTGATAAGTGGCGTAATCAGGAAAGCCAGCAGCTATTGCAGCAGAGTTATTTTGCGCCGTCGTGTATGCGTTCTTGTCCCCACCATATGTGACTTGAGTCTCATAATCTGGAAAGCCTGCAGCTTTTGCGCTCTCATCACGAGTAAAGTTTTGATAAAGCTCAAGATCCCCGTTAAATTGCTTAAAAGTATTAAAATCAGGAAACTCAGCGTTCTTCGCAATTATCTCGTTTTGTGCGTTCCTATACGCCTCAACGTCGCCCCCAAAAGATTGTTGTGTTGCGTAGTCTGGGAAGCCTGCGGCTACTGCAGCAGAGTTATTTTGCGCCGTCGTGTATGCCTCTTTGTCGCCAGCATATTGCTGGTAAGTGGCGTAATCAGGAAAGCCGCTATTTTTGGCAGTTTGCTGGTTATTCCAAGATGTGGGGTCATTAAATCCAGACTTTTCAGCTTCTATTTTTTGGACGGCGTTTTGCCAACCCTCTTGTCTGGCATAAAAGTCTTCAGCAGATACATTGTAGCGACGACCGAAAAGTCCCTTGACTCCTTCATCACCACCAGCGGCTGTGTAGTCGGCGAAGTTTTTAAAGCCCCTTGACTCTGCCTTGTCTTGGTTTAATTTGGCCGTCCATGTGGTCGGCGTTTGAAATCCAGAATCTTGCGCCTGCTGTTTTTGAGCGTAGTCTGTCCAGCCTTCTTTTTTGGCGTAGAAGTCGTTCGATGTCTGATTACCGGCGCTTTGGTAGTCTTGGTAATTTACGAAGCCGTTTTCAACAGCCGTCTGCTGATTGTTTAGGTAAGTGTCCCAAGCGGCGAAATCGGTGTAGCCGTTGTTCTGGGCGTTGAGTTGTTGAGCGTAATTTGGCCATCCCTGTTGTTGGGCATAAAAATCATTGGGAGAGACATTGCCAGCGGCAGTGAAGTCGGCGTAGTTCTTAAAGCCGGACTCTTTTGCAAACTGCTCGTTGTTGTTGTCTGCAACCAGCTTGCTGACATGACCAAGAATATCCCCAGTTGCCGCAAATTGCGTTAACTGTTCTTGCGTTGGGTCAACTCCAAATTCAGCTTTGTACTGATTGCTTGCAGTGGTAAAGTTTTTAAGCTGCTGATCCACCACAGCAGCGTTGGCTGTTTCTGTGATGTTGAAATCTTCAACTGCTTTCTCAAGATTTGTTTTTGCAGAAAGAAGGTTTTCGCCAAGGGATTCAGTTTGGCCTTTTAACTGCTCAAGTTGATCTTTAATTGGCGTCAATGACCCAGTAACAGTTTCCTTGTATGGGACTTGAACTTGTTCTGTATATGGCGTTTCAATCCAATTCCCCTCCCAGTCATTACTTCCCGCATACTTTGTGACAGTCTCCGTCCTGTATTTGGTTACCTCGCCGCCAAGAAGATTTGTGGTTTTAGTATTCAGGTCATTTGCAAGAGCTGTAGCTTGAGAGTCAATTGCTCTTGCTTTTTCAAGAAAATAATCTTTTGATTCTTCTCTGGGCGCTGCAACATTAACATATCCAGCGGATTGAATGTACGAGTTATAATTGTTGTACTCATCAAGTTGGTCTATGCGACGCTCAGGCTGCCATTCTGGCTTAACCCAGCCATAATGGTAATTACCATCGTAATCATAGCCAGTTATATCGTATTTATACCCCTTACTTTGCATATAAGAGTCATAGTTATTGTACCTATATGCAAAGTCGTCGTATGATTTAATTAATCCATCAAGCTGAGTTTTTTGCTCAACCAAAGGCTGTATTGCAGTGTTGTATTGATTTACAAGGCTGTTCTGAGATTCAAGATTGCTGGAATATGCCTGCTCAGAAGCCCTAAACTGCTCGTTTGCAGAAGACAATTGAGAGCTGGAGTCCCTTATTTGCTGGCCTGCAAGCAAACCTGCAGTTCGCGCAAAAGAGTTTAGAACAGCAGTGCCAATTTGAGCCGTGTCGCCTCCAGAAACAATTGCTGTGCCAATTGCAGCGCGTGTGGCACGAGAAATAGCGGCCTCAGTACTGTTCATCGGATTCCCGAGCACCGGGACATCTTTCAAAATCACACCAACGCCTTCTCCGACCCCTGCGCTCAAAGCGGCTGTGATGCCGCCTTTCAAAAGCGCCTCAATCGGATCCCCCTTGCCTGTCAGAAGGGCGGAAGTCCCCGATGTAATTGCACCAGCAACGGCAGACCCAGCGACCCTTCCCATTGCTTGCGCAACGCCAGTACTGACCCCAGTAGCCGAACTTGCAACAGAGTTTGCAACTGACCCAGCAATGGCGGAACCGGCGTAAGACGTAACCCCGCCAAGAACTGCTGATTTGAGAACTTGACTTGCGCTACCGCCCTGCACAGCCGTGGCAAGGCCCGAAAAAGCTGCAGCGCCAATGGCAGTGGCTGCGGCAGTAGAAACAGTCCCAATGCCAATAGCCGTTGCAAGGGCGGCGCCTCCAACAGCGAGCGCTCCAGAAGCCCCCAGGGCAATAGCAATAAATGGTACTGCTGGCATTTACAACTCCACAACGTATACGTTGAGTTTTTTGCCTTCCACTTCGGCTTTGTACTCTTGCACCGGAAGGTCAACCATCTTTGCGAGCTTCTTAAACTTTTCGTCCTCCGAGTAGGTGTAGGCTGTTGTGACGCCAATGTTTTTCAAGTATCTTGAAAGGTCAAGAAAGTCTTTTGCCAAGTCCCTTGGGCGCTTCTCTTCACCAATGGTGTGAACCTCCACCACGCCCTGGCCGCGAACCAAGACCAGAAAAAGCACGCTCCCGAGATGAACCAGTTTCGCCCCTTCATCTTGAATCACGCGAGCCAAACCATTGAGCAGGCCTTGGGCCTCCTCTTCAGTTTTTGTTGACTTGCGGAAAAAGTCAGTGACTATCTTCAACACTGCTTCTTGATCAACGTCGTAATTTGTGCTCATGTTGTTTGCGTTGCAGGGTTTACCGCATTGACCAGTGCCTCAGCCCAATCAAACCAGTTTGCAAAGTTTCGTGTGCCTGGGATGGCCTCGTTGGTAAAGACGTCAATAGCCTTAAGGCCTTCACCCCATAACTGCCAGTCAGTCAACTGCGTAGGTACTTCCAGCTGCTGCGCTGCGTACAGCTCAACCATCAACGCGGCCCACGACTCAAAGGTGTGACCTCGTGGGTCGTAGATCAGCGCAGGACCAGACATCAGTAACCCCTTACATCGCCGGCATCCGCATTCAGTAGCACCTTGCCTACTTGGTAGTCACCGGCTTGGGTGTTGGAGACAAAACGAAGACGCAGCTCACGCCGCTGCTCTTTCATGTCGATTTTACCTGTATTTGCATCAAACGTATAGGCTTGCGAGGTGTAATCGTCTTCTTGTGCATAGGGTCTACCTACAACAAACAAAGACATTTCCCCTGACAGGATGAAGTCAGGCTCAACACGCTCCAACCGCAGCCATACGTTTTCGCCAACCGCGCTAGGTTGCGAAGGCCCGCCTGAAACAAGCCCTAGGTCGTTGGTCTCAAAATAAGACTCAATTGCAAAAGTGTTGCCTGATTTAAGCTCATCAACGCCGACTTCATGCTGGTACAGCGACACCTTAGACACAACGTGCGTAGCTGTCAAACTAAAACCAGCGCCTGCCGGCAAAGATGGCGCGCCTAAGATGTCACCAGCTACATAGTTTACGCCCGCATTGTTGATGGCAACAGCGGTTACTGCGCCGCCTGACACCGTAATGTTGGCAGTTCCGTACAAGCCACTGCCCCCGGTTAGCGTAACGTTTGTGTATGTGCCATTGGTGTAGCCACTACCGGCGTTTGCAATGGTCAACGTCTTTAGCATCCCAGCAACGTTAGGCGTCCAGTCCGCGTTGACAGGATAATGAAACACCTGCGAAAAGTAGCCTGCTGACCGGCGTGCGCCAGGGGCGTTACCGGCATCATACCAGCAATTTTCACGCACGTTGTAAATGACTGCGTTTGTGCACTCCGTTGCGTCGCCTTCTGGGTAGAACCACCAAATCTCGCCAAAACGAGGCACTTTGGTTGCATAGACTTTTTGACGCTGCGCGTAGTTCAAGTTGTCAAAAAAGTAGTTTTGATTCATGTTATTGGGGATCTCTTTGACGACGCCGTTGTACATCAAAAAGCGATCCACGCCACACCAGTAGTAAACGCCATCGTACTCAATCACAGATTGACTTGAGAGAATGGATGACTGACTACTAATGATGTCATACCTCCAATAGATTTGAGAGGCCCCTACCGTGGTTGGTGCATAGCTGACACGTATTACGCTATCAAGGCTCCAAAAAAGCCCAGACGGCGCGTTTGAGCCGCCCCTAACTGGTAGGCCTTGAACAATCTTGGTCGATGCCGCGTTGGTCTCATTGGCATCCGCAGCAACCCAATTTTGCAAATCACCGGCAGAGCAATTCTTAATCAACCCGTTGTTGCCGTAGACAAACAGATAAGGGTGCAACGACACCACGCCGCCAGAAACTGCAATGTTGTTGTTGAAGGTCAAAACTGACGCGCCTGAAGCTGTTGCGCTGTTGTTAAGTATGACTTTCTGATATGGGCCTAGCGTAAAGACAAACCCCGTTGTCGGCGTTACAACAGTGGTAACAGCAGATCCACTTGCTGTTGCTGAAAGCGTAAACGTAGTTGAGTAGTTTGTCGCTATGATGTAGTACGTTGTGCCTGAGGTTAGCCCAATGCTTTTTGGCGCGGTAAAGACTAAGCCTGCAACCGAGGTCACCACCGTAGTAATTGCTGCACCGCCGCTAGTGGCAGACAGCGTAAATGTTGAGGTGCCATTGGTGGCAATGATGTAGTACGTTGTGCCAGTCACTACGCCTGCATAAGGGTAGGTCTTAAACGTTAAACCGGTTGTTGAGCCGTACGTGCCGCTGATGGCCGTGCCGCCACGGGTTGTAGATAGACTAAATGTGGACGTGCCGTTGGTTGCAGCAATGTAGTAGGTCAATCCAGGCGTAATCCCTGTGGATGCTTGCCCGGTAAACGTCAAGCCTGTGATGCCTACAATTACCGTTGTAATGGCTGGGCCATTTTGCGACGCAGACAACGTAAAGGTTGAGGTGCCGTTGGTGGCAATGACGTAATACGTGGCGTTTGACGCAATGCCGCTAAACAGCGTAGCTTTGAACGTCAACCCAGTTGTTGTGCCTGCAGTGGTAACAATTGCAGTACCGCCAGGCGCCAAAGACAGCGTAAACGTTGAGGTGCCATCCGTCGCAATGATGTAGTAGACTTGGTTACCTGCAACGCCCGTTGCAGTGCCCGTAAGCGTGCCGGTTACCACAACCGGCTGGCCGATGTATAGACCATTGGTTGCAGTACAAGAACATTCCCCTGCTGTACCGGTAACGGCTACGCCTGCCAATGTTGCAGCTGTTTGCGTGCCAGAAACACGCATAGGCATACCTACATACAAACCCGTTGTTGCAGTGCACGAAAACGCGCCTTCATTGCTTGTAATTGCAACCGACGCAAGCGTCTGCGTGCTTACAATCCCAGTAACAAGCACAGCCTGATCAACTGCAAGCCCAGTTGTTGCAGTGCACGAAAACTCGCCTGCGCCGCTTGTAATTGCAACACTAGCAAGCGTTTGCGTATCCGTTGTGCCTGTTACATTAACTGCCTGGCCTACGTATAGTCCGGTGGTTGCAGTGCAAGAAAACGTACCCGCTGTGCCGGTAACAGTAACCGCCGACAGCGTGATGTTGCCTAGCGCGCCAGCTACTTGCACGGTTTGCCCAACAAACAGCCCTGACGTTGACGTGCAAGAAAACGTGCCTGCCGTGCCTGTAACTGCAACGGACGCTAAAATGTCAGTAGCAATTGCAGTTGACACTACTTCAGTATTTGGAGAAATGCCTGTGCCTGTAACAGTTTGTCCAGCGCCAATCAAGTCATTTAGCGAACTAAGCGTAACAGCTGTTGTGTTATTCAGATATGAATTTGCAGTTTGAAATACGCCTACTTGCGACATGGTAGTGCCGCCAATTGCGCCTGCAAGAACAGGCGTATTAACGCGGTTGTCAATGTCGGTTAAGTTTTGCCCAGGGTGCGCAACCAATGTGTCGTTGCCACCACCGCCTGAGTCCCGCAAAGCATCAAACTGCCACATATTGCGGTCATTAAGCGTAAAGTTTGACAGTGTAAGGTCGAGCAGCCCTGTACCAATGCCATCGTTGTTAATAGGTACTAGTTGCAAACCGTAAGCGTACCCGCTATAGACATTTGTAAACGTTGATTGCGGGTCTAAGTACATCCCGCGAGAAGGCCCAGCCAATGTTGCCAGTATTTCGCGATACCCACCAATTTTACGAGGCCGGCCACGCTGAAAGCGCACCCAGCGGCCATCAACGTAAAAGTCTTTGTCAAACACGGTACCATCCCGCTGAATACCGGGCTTAGTGTCAAGGGCAAAGACTTTTGAGGTCATTAGAAAGTACCTCCTGCAATGCCTGTTGTAAACGTGCCTGAGCCAGTAACAGTTACCCCACTTGCAGAGACAACTGCGCGGTCTGTACCAAGTATCGAAAATGCAAGCTGCCCAGCGCCAGGACGATACATGCCTGTATTAGTCTCACTGGCAAAACTTAGTGCAGGATTTGCCGCAGTGCCGTTTGCAAGACTAACCGTTGTTGCGCCTGCTTGTACAGTATTGGCGTTGTAAAAGTTTGTGCCGTCACACACAAGTGTTGCTTGCTGCCCAGCAGGCACAATGGCGTTTGCCGCCCCAACTACGCCTGTCGTAATAGTGAGTGTATAACCCCCTGCAACAACTTGGTTTGAGACAACATAAAAGTTAACAACTTGTGGGTACACAACTGTAACATTGCCTGTTAGTGTACCCGTAAATTCTTGAATTGTTGATGACGCCTCATTGTTTGTAAGCGTATACGAACCTGAAACAACAGGCTTAACAAGCGCGGTAAACGCAAATTGGTTGCTAACGCCATAGCCAATGGTCACGTATGCTGCGCCCGTGCACACGATAAACGCCGATTCGTTTGGCGCAAAGCCTTTGCTTGATACGCCATCAATTGTGTTAAGGCCTGTGCAATTTATAGTGTATGTGCCACTGCCGTTGTTCTTAAACAGCATAAACCAGTTATCGCCAATTGACAAGGCGGTAGGCAACGTGCCTGACCCAGAGCCACCAATCCAAATAACAGTCTCTGCCCTATTTGCTGCGCTAAAAGTCTGCCCATTTACTGCACTAGCTGATGGATGGCTTTGATTTAGCGTGTTGGAAGAAGCTACTAAGCCTGCGCCTGCTAACGTTGCCGCGTTTGCGCTGGATGTTGTTGCGCCAAACGCAATTACGCCCCAAGTGCCATCTTCAGTGCTGTTGTCAGTAACGTAGATGTACTGGCTTTTTCCAACTTCAACAGTGCATATGGTTGTGCCGTTGTAGCTAACAATCTCAAGGTCATTACCTGCAGTAACTGAAATCAGTGCGTCATTGCCAACCGAGACCTGATTGGCCGGTGGCATATACATCTTAAGATTGGCAGCATTTGCAGCAACGTCCATGACACGTGCCGCAACGTCAGTTGAGCTATTGCCATTAACAGGCCACTGCAAAACAATGTCAGTGCTTGTGATAAACGCTGCGTAGCTAACATCAGTTGGCTGTACAACGTCACCTGCAAAAGGGGAACTGTATGTAGTCATGAATCCACCGCTACGGTTTGACGATCACCCAGGCGCTGCAGGTCTTCAGCTTTCAGCGCCGCCATGTACTGTGAGTACATTGTTTGCCAAAGTTGCACACGAGCGTCGTTCTTAAGAAAAGGCATTGCTTGGAGCAATGTGCCATATAGCAGCGCCTGCGGCGCGTACATCGTAAACCAATTGGTTTGATTGTTTGAGTCTAGCGGTTGAATACGCTCGTAGTAAAGCACTTCAGCTGCGTAAGCGGCGTTAGGCGTAGGCGCAACTAGCCAATGAAAGTAGTCGTAGTCAGCGTAGTATAGCGGTGTGTCTTGCTGCGTAGGATTAGGCCAGTAGTTGCGCAGGTACTCATACTTACGCAACAAAACGGGCTCACGCTGGCCGTTGACTACAATGTTCATTGACACGGTCTTGCGCCAACGAGCAGGCTTTTGCACAACCGCTTCGCCTTGCACCAAATTGAAGGTGTTGACGGTAAGGTTGCCCATGAACTTGATTTCAGACGCAATGATTTGCTCTGCCAACATGACAAATGTTGGGATCTTTTCAATGGTGGCTTGATCAGTACGCTCCAAGTATGACTCAATGTCATCCACCAATGAGCTATACGTCATTGCTGCGGCAGAAGTCATCTTACTTGCCCCGCTTTTTGGCCATTGCCATGTTGTCAACAAGGTTTGGGTAAGGCCGCCCAGCGGCTTTTGCCCTTGCTTTGGCTGCCGCTTTTTTCTGCGGCGACAAAGGCTTTGACTTACCAAGAGATGCGGGCCGTTGTTTTTCCCAAACAGGCTTACTTGTTGCCATTGTATCTCCTACAGGTTGCAATTAACACAGGCCTATTAGGCCATGTGATAGCTCTCGGCCTCGACGCCTTCAAGTCGCCTCATCCAGCCCTTGCCGAACGTGGCAAAGGTGGACAAGCTCTTGTAGTGGGCCTCACGCAGGTTACAGAACGCCTCAATCACTTCTTCAGCAGGCTTGGCTGTAGTGGCCGCAACGGTCATGGGGCCAATTTGTCCATCGGCGTTCACTCCAACAGCTTGCTGTAGAAATTTACTAGCCCTACCAACACCAGCGTTGACGGCACAATCAAACACGCACAGATCAACACCAGAAGGAAGGTCGTCGCCGCGCACAGCGTCCCAATACCGCTTCTTGTAGAGCGGAGAAACCATCTCAACGGTGAGTCCACGCATGTCGGCTTCAGTGGCAGGCTTGCCAGTCCATTCTTCCCAGACACGTTTGGTCACCCCCAAGTTGGTCATCCCGCCCGGATCATCGGGATGGTTGACGTAACCGCCCTCGTACTTGAGGATATGCTTGAGCGCGTCGTCCCAATTTTGTTTCATTTTATTTCCCTGTGGCTTTTGTGAGCAAATCTGTCTTGGCCTGTGAGCCTGCGCTCGAGCCAAAATAGTAGGCAATGATGCCCGTCCATGCTGTGCCCAAGCTGCCCAACATCATCAGGATGGCTGGGTTGCTGCTGTCGATCTGGTTGAAGAACATCATCACCATGATGCCGAAGAAACCCAAGGTGACTGCGCCAGCCAGTATTGGGGGCATCATTGAACGGGTAGTGGCCTGCATCTCCCGCGCTGATTTCCTGTCTTCGACTTCCAGCTTTTCAAAGTTGAGGCCCAGCTCTTGCGCCTGCTTTTGCAACTCAATCTCGGCCAGCTTGACCTGTGCAATCTGTTCGGCTGACAGCTTATTGTTGGAGATCATGTCGCCCACCTTGGCCTCGTCCACGCCGATGGCCTTGGAGATGGCAGATACAGCCATACCTGCAAGCGGCCCACCCAGTGCGGTGGCAATCGTAGGTGCGATTTGTTTGAGCCAGTCCATGATTACCCCTTCAGGTCAAAACTTAGGTTGGGGTGGCGCGGGTACTGCACAACGCGCTCACCCTCTGGGCATTTGTACTTGATCGTTGCCAGCAGAGTGGCCTTGCCATCAGCGATCTTCTCTTTCTGCACCATCGTGAGCTGGTAGGTGAAGGTGTCAATCTCTGGCCCTGCTGGGCCCGAGAATTTGCTGGCCGTGGTGGTGGCTGCGTGCACCATCCCAGCGGCATCCCTGATGCTGGGGGTGAAGCTCTCGACAGAGCAATCGTCGCGCTTCTTAATCCGCGCAACCGTGACATTGATGGGTTTGCCAGCCTCAGCCGTGATCTTGAAGTTTTCAGGAGACCACTCAATGATAGCGCGATCAAACCAGCCAAATTTGTCTGCAAGCGTATAGCTTCCACCAAGCGCGGCAACACTTGCGGCAACAGCACCGATGACCTTTGTGACATCCATCTTTGTCGCCTACTTGGTTATCCAGATGGCCGCGAAGATCGTCCCGGCCATGCTGACGAGCATGATCCCAGCAGTCTTTATCATAATGGCCTCTATGCGCTTGAGCCGTGCGTTGATCTGCTCGTAGCGGATGGCGCACACCTCTTCGTGCGTGGTTAATCGAGCCTCTGTTGCGTCAATCGTAGACATTTCTTTATCCATCAAATAAACATCAAAAACATATTGCCACCGGGAAAAATCCAGCCGGTGTTGTTGCCCAGGTTGGTACTGGAAAGCGCGTTCCACACCGCCCCACCGGTGGCGTTGCTGTCTCGGATTGACAGGTACTGTGCGTTGATCGTGCCAGAAGCATCGGACAAGGTGAACTGAGAACCCGGCGTGGTGCTGTTGATGGTGATCAGATTCCCAGCAGTCCCCGACAGACCGAAGGCGGATACAGTCTGCGTTGTGCCCGCTGTGAACGTCACCGTAGCAGGCTGGGTGCTGTTGGTGATGTTGTTGAAGGTGTTGGAGCCGCTGATGGTGAGCGTTCCAGCGCCGCCTTGGTTGAGGTTGTAATAGGTCAACCCCCCGCCAGCAAAAGTCTTCGCCGATGCGTTTGTCATGGTTATTGTGGAGGTGCTTGGGACAACCGTAAGGCCCGTTATAGTGGCCGTGTTCCACGCGGTCGCGCCACTGCCAGATATAGTCCAAGTACCACTGCCCATGTTCAAGGTACGAGTATTGCTATTGCTTGAAGAAAAAAGACCCGCCGTTACATTGAAGTTTGCAGCGGTAAATGTGCCTTGCGTAAGCGTGAGCGTGCCGTTTGAAAGAATCGTCATCGCATCGGCGAGTGTGACTGTAATTCCACTGCCATTAACTTGAACACCATTAACCGTCCTGCCCGTGCTGGTAATTGTTGCAGATGCGCGAAAGTTTAGGGCAAGCGTTGTGTAAGTTCCCCCAGACGCAAGGGTCAGGTTTCCGACATTGTTTATAGACCCGGTGGGCGCACAAGTGCTGCCAGTAAAGTTAATATCTCTAAACCAACTGGAGGTTGTAAAGGTCAACGCCGAAGCACCAGCATTGACTGTCAAATTAGGCGCGTTTGAAGTTGTTCCGCCAGAAGTTCCAAATACCATTGTGGCGGTCGCCGCTTGATTTCGGGTAAATTCGCCTGTGCCAGTCCAAGTAAAGCCTGTGGCTGTAGCCATTGACAGCACGGTCGTTGCTGCGGTTGTGCTGGTCAGTGCAATGTTGCCAGAGCCAAAAGAAATTGCTCTGGTGTTGCTGTTACTGGAACTAAAAGTACCCGCACTCAAAGTAAACCCGGCAAGGTCAAGTGTGCCTTCAGTAAGCGTGAACGTGTTGTCTGTGCCCAACGTCATTGCATCCGCAAGCGTGACTGTAATTCCAGAGCCGTTTACAGTTGTGCTGCGAAGCGTCATACCGTTGCTTGTAACAGTTGCAGAAGCTAAAAATGTAGGGGAAAAGGGGTAAATGCTGCCAACACCAGCAATCAAAGTCAGGTTGCCATACAAATTAGTGGTGCCAGATATTGTTTGTAGCGAAGGATTCCCACTGGGGCAGTTGATGCTCCTGACTGATGAGCCAGAAGGAAACTCGACAACTAACCCCGCAGAAGTTGTAATGGTTAGGTCAAGTACGTTTGAACTAGTTGCTCCTCCCGTGGTGCCAAAGCTAAAACGCCCATTGCCGCCGCCACCCGTCAGCGTAATTCCTCCCGTACCCGACCGTGTAAAGTTGGTGGCGGTATCCATCCGAAATAAATCTATGTCCCTTTCAGTTAGTGTAATGCCACCACCTGAGCCAAAGTTTATGGCGCGAGTATTACTACCGGAGGATGAAAACCGAGGCGCGGTTAAAGTAAACCCGGCAAGGCTAATTGTGCCTTGAGTCAGGGTAAAACCGAAGCCGCTCGCACCTGTGATGAGCATCGCATCGGCAAGAGTAACGGTGATGCCTGAGCCATTAACAGTTGTAGCGCTAAGCGTCCTGCCTGCGCTGGTGAGGGTTCCAGATGCGCGGAATGTTGGAACAAGAGAGGTAAATGTGCCGCCAGACGATAAGGTCAAATTCTGGTACATGGAAATAGAACCAGAGGCGGTGCAACTACTTCCCGTAAATGTCAACGCTCTAAACCCTGTGCCGCTCAAGGTTAGCGCATAAGTGCCGCCCGTAAAACTAAAGTTTGGAGCATTGGTAGCGCTTGGGCTGGCATGATTACAGGTCACCGATATGGCTGTAGAACCCGTAGAACTTACAGTTAGTGTTGGTGCGCCAGTAATTGTGCAGGTTGACGGTGAAGTCCAAACCGTGCCTGTGGAGTTAAGGGTTTTTGAAAATCCACCTGTTGCAAGAGTACCTGTAAAACCTGTGCAGTTAATACTACGCACAACAGTGCTTGAGCTTAAAGTCCATGAAACAGTTACCGCCCCTGACAGGGCAGTAAAAAACACATCGTCACCTGAACCGGGAACAGACGCACCACTGGCCCCGCCGTCAGTAGCAGACCAGCGGAGGGTCGAATTGTTCCAAAAGTTCGTGCCGCCAACCCAATACCTGTTGGCCATGCCTTACTCCTGCGGAGCTTCAATGGTGGGATTGACCACCGCAAGCCAGTTGGTCAGGCGCTCTTGCTTCATGGCCTCAATCTGCTCATCGGACAGGCCGTGGTCATCGGGCAGGTTCAATGCATCGCAGAACGAGCCAAACGGGGTGTCAAATTTGAAAATGATTTGCATGATTGCTCCTTATGCTTGTGTGGTGACGGCAACAACATCCCAACGAGAGTTTGCCGCGTTGTAGATGCATCCAACATAGACCATCTTGTTTGCTGTTGTTGCGGTCGGCAAAGTGGTGCCAATTACAGTGTAAGTGGCGTTCCATGTCAAAGTTCTTGTGGTGCCGTTGTCAAGAATTCTAAAGACCAATTTGTTGCCGTCCACGGGCGTTCCTCCGGGGGCGTTGATTGTCAGATCCGCCGCCAGGGCCGTAAAGGCGTACTGATCAAAGGAACTGATGTCGGGCGTTACAGAGGACGCAGAAGCCGCACTGGATACCCTGGGGTCAATCCGTTTGTTGGTCAGCGTCTGAGTGGCGGTTGTTCCGACTAGAGAGCCAGCAGGCAAGGTAGCTGCGCTATCCTTGATGAGTTTGCCGGTCGTGCCATCGAAAAGAGCGATTGCATTTGCCGTGGCCGATGCCGGGCCAACCACATCACCCGATGCACCGGCTTTTGTGGCCAAAACCTGCACGACGCCACCACTGTCTTCATAGTACAGTTTGCCGTCGTTTGTATTGATGGCAAGCTCGCCAGCTGCCAGATTGCCTGCTGTAGGCGCCGCAGAAGCAGTGGTTGAATGATACAACTGAATTGGTGTGTAGCCTACTTGTGCCATGATTTTTCCTCAGAATGTCCCGCCAGATATGCCAGACCATGTTGGCACTCCAGTTCCTGCCGATGTCAATACTTGACCTGCAGTGCCGTTTGCAATGAAACCTGTTGCCCCTGCAGCAGACTGATACGGAATTTGACTGGCGATGCCGCCCGCAAGGTTTGTAGCCGTGCCAACAGACACCGTGGAGATATCAGTATACTGAGGCGCTGTTGCGCCAGCAGTCAGGACATACCCGTTTGTGCCCAACGACAAAAACGACGTTGCGCCTGCTCCGGTGTTGTATGGGATTGCCCCAGCAGTTCCACCAGCAATGTTGGTTGCTGTGGTGGCCGACGTTGCCGTGCTTGCGTTGCCGGTCAGGCTGGCGGTAATGATGTTTGCAGCAAAATCACCAGACGCATCCCTGGCCACAATGGCACTGGCTGTGTTGGCGTTCGTTGCAGTCGTGGCGCTGTTTGATACCTTGCCAGCCGTTGAGATGGTAGACAGGTAGGTGTCAGAAATCGCAGTTGCGTTCCATGTGCCAGCGGTCAGCGTACCAACCCCGGTGATGCCGGTGTATGAGCC